GACCATAAAGACCAATATCAAGAACGTCGGTTGTTGCGTTTCCGTTTGCAAGCTCGATCAGCGAATCTTGGACTGTCAGGTTGGTAGTATCGATTGTCGAAAGCGTACCGAGAACAGTCAGATTTCCAGAAAGAGAAAGATCTGTAATCGAGAGCGAAGTGTTAACGTGTAAACCAGCAGAGTTGACTGTGAGTGTTGAACCAGTTGTAAGGCCAACTGCATCTGCAGAAACGCTAATACCGTTAGCAGCACCAACATGAACACCAGTCGCATTAGCTGTAAGACCATCACCGGCAGTAACATTGATACCAGCAGCATCAACAGAAATACCGTTAGCAGCTTTTGCAAAGACGCCTGAAGTATTCGATACAATACCGTTGTTTGCTACAACAGCAATCGTAGCTGCCCCGCCTTCTCCTGAAGATGCTCCAGAAATACCGGCACCGGCCGTAATAGTAGCAACATAGTCGCCTGATGTACCCGAACCAAGAGCAACGTCGCCTGTCAGTTGCGATGTGGCAATTGAGAGTGCAGCAGCATTGACATAAACGCCTGATGCATTCGAAACAAGAGTATTGTTACCAGCTACAACGTGTACGCCAGTTGCGTTCGAAGCAATACCAGCTCCGGCAACAACAAAAACGCCTGTTGCGTTTGCAGATAGACCGTTATTTGCAATAACGTGTACGCCTGAGGCATTTGAAGCAAGACCGCTATTTGCAACTACAGCAATCGCGTCTGCAGAGACACTGATACCGTTACCGGCACCAACATCAAGAGTTACCGCGCCAGATGTACCGCCACCAGTAAGACCAGAACCGGCTACGACTGATGTAATATCACCATCTTGAGGTGTTATCCAGTATACAGATGTTCCGTTCGATGCAAGAACTTGTCCTGCAGTACCATTTGTGCCATTTGCATTAAGAGCAACGTTAGTTCCAATATTGATCTGTGTGGCATTTGCTACGAACGCCGTACCAACACTCACAATCGCTGCGTTCACGGTGCCTGTAGAGAATACACCGGTGGCATTCGCAACAAAGGAATTAGAACCAACGACGAAGTTACCGCCAGAAGCGGCAGCAACACCACCAGCAACAGAAAGTTTATTATTGGTACTATCAAACGTAAAGTCTGCGTCTCCGGCTAATGTGCCAGAATTATTAAATTGAACTTGCGTATTTGAACCAGCGACCCCAGAAACAGGAGTTTCCCAATAAGCGGCTGTTCCATTTGATGCAAGAACTTGTCCGTTGGTACCTGTCGAACCATTGGCTGTAACTGTTGTCACAACGGCGTTAGCAACAATAATCTTGTCGATACCTGAGGAGCCATTCGCAACGAGTGCTTGATTGGCGGTCAGTATACCAGGATTAAACTTACCGGCAATGGTGATCGAAGCACCATTCGAACCGATAAAGAGATGATCGCCATTGGCTGTAAACGCTAATTCACCGTTAGCTAATACTGGCGCATCAGCTGTCGTTAATGATCTTTTAATTTGAATTAAGTTACCGGTCTCTACGGCCATGTTTTTATTCCTTTTCCCTTAAAATGATCCGCCATCGAGATCCAGATTGAGATCTGCGACTTGTAGTTGTCTCACCTCATATTTATCATTTTGAGAATTGTAGATTAATGTAGAGCCATTGGTTACGTCAACTGTTTTAACATCAAGTATATTTTCAATGCTTCGTATTTCTTGTATTTGATTCTTGAGAGTAATAGGTGATTGCGCGGAAAGACTTCCGCCATTATTAGTAACATTGGCTTTTATTGTTGTAGCCGAAGATCTAATTTGACCTTGAATTGACACTATCTTGTAACTCCCGGAGTGACTGTGACAATACCTTCAACAAGACGAGAAACTGTTCCGCTACCATCAGTCAACTCACAGTCATATACGTATCTTCCGGCAGTAATACCATTTGTGGTATTTGCCGACATCGAAAGAGCGACAACACCGGTGACGGCAGTGATCGAAACTGTGAAAGCAGTTTGAGCAGTCGAAGTATAGTGCTTACGCATCTGAGCGGCACCTGTAAATCCTGCGAGATTTACGATGTTACCATTTTCATCGGTCACATCAATCGATGTAGCAAAAGATGTGCCTTGATCGATTACTATGTTTGCTTTCAGTGCCATTGGTACTCTCTTTAATTGTTATTATTTACATCGATTACTAAAACAGATAATGTTTCATCATTTAAAGCGATGCCTGTTCCTGATAAATCTTTTAATACATAAGGTTTATTTAAATGTTTTTCAAAAAAACCAAAGTGGCTAATTACAGCTTTTGCGGCAGGAGAATTTGGATTAATTATAGTAATAATGCCAGTATAACCATTATCAACCAAATATTGACTAAATTTGGATTGGAACTCTTCAGAATACCACCAAGCTTTTGATCCATTAATGTCACATCCATAAATTGGATGTCTATGTAGTAGATATGGTTTACCATCATAATGTATATTTGTATAACTAGCAATTGCAACTAGATATCCATCTACTTCATATTTAATCATTGGATACCCGTGTATGTCATTCACTAATGCATTTTTTAATTGCTCTTCACCAAGCCTCTTACGTTCTTCAGAGATATGTGTATAGGCTTCGCTGTACAATCTTTCCAATTCATCGATAGATACATCTGTAGAAACACACTTTGTTAACGTTATCATAAAATATCCTATGTAATTGTTAAAGTTTTAGTACCACCAGTAAACGCAGAAAAAGCATCTATCAATTCTGACCATCTGGTTGTATTTGTACCAGAATCATAAGACCCTGTGCCATTACGGCTAAAAGTAATTGTAGGATAGGTTATTGTATTCCACCAAGTACCAGTTTGATCACCTGATACTGCAAATACAAGACTATAGAAAAGCGAGCTTTTAATAGGAACCTGTCTTGCAGTAAACTGTAGAAACGTTGTAGTACCACCGCCAGGTTTATTTATTGTGCTATTAGATGTTGATCCTATTCCGGCAGAGAATAAAATATCTCCAGATGGAGGGTCTGATGTTGAATACCCTTTCCTTGCATAACCTGACCCATAAGTTCCTTGTGATCCTTCTGTCAATGAAGTAGTAAAAAAGGCCAAAGACGGCACAACAAACCCACTAAACTGACTCATTCGTAACGGATCGCCTGCCGTACCAGCACCAATTATGTCAAATGTCGATGTTGCCGGTACAATACCTGCACCTTGTGCATATGCTTTAAAGCTAGTTGAACTGCCATAGCCTTCATCGAAGAAAGCTGCGCGAATAAATTGTCTCCCGCCTACACCACCATCATCATTGAATCTTGCAGGATTGAGTATGGTTATTGCCATTATTGATTCTCCAGCGCATCAACTTTAGTGCTTAACTCCTTGACAGCTTCAATCAAAACCGCAACAAGTCTTGCGTATGCGACCATCTTATAGTCGCCATTATCGCTCATTGCAATCAGTTCAGGCAATTCTTTTTCAACTTGTTGAGCAAGCAAACCGAGTTCAACTTTATCACCTTTGTATCCGAGAAGTTTTTGACCGAGCTCGTTCCAAGTGTATCGAATACCATCGAGACTGTTAACAATATCGAGGGCATTCGGTATATTCCCAATTACATTTTTGAGTGTATCATCAGATGCAACCACGAAGTCTGCCGCTTGTACATTACCATTGACGTAGACTAAACCAGTCGATTTAGTAAATGTAAAGTTTGCTGATCCATTCGCAACGCCGCCGTCGTTGAATTGAACCGTCGTACTTGAACCTGCAACTGGACCGGCAGGACCTTGTGGTCCAGCAACAGTTGATGCAGCGCCTTGTGCTCCAGTAATTCCTTGAGGTCCTTGGGGTCCTTGTGATCCTTGAGCACCAGCAGAGCCTTGAGGACCAGCAACAGATGATGCTGCACCCTGAGATCCAGTAAGGCCTTGTGGTCCTTGTGGTCCTTGAGCTCCGGTAGTACCTTGCGGACCAGCAACCGTCGATGCACTTCCTTGAGCTCCTTGAGCACCAGTTGCACCTTGAGGACCGGCAACTGTTGATGCTGCACCTTGAGCACCAGTTGCACCTTGAGGACCGGCAACTGTTGATGCTGTGCCCTGTGCACCTTGAGCACCGGTTGCACCTTGAGCACCTTGAGCTCCAGTTGCACCTTGTGGTCCTTGAGGCCCGGCAAGTTGTGTCCAAATCAAGTTGGCAGTCGCGCCAGTCGAAGCAAGAACATAACCAGTCGTACCAGCAGATTGTGCGGGAAGAAGATTATTAATCGATCCACCTGTGCCACCGCGCGCAGTGGAAAGTGTACCGACAGTAATTGCAGATGCATCAACGAATACGCCGGCAGTATTCACTGTTAAACCAGCATTCGCTACAAATCCAATCGTAGGATTACCTGCCGTACCATCGCCATTCGTGACACTAATACCATTCGTCGAAGCGATAGAAACCGTAGTACCTGTTCCGGTACCAGTTCGAACTATGATACCATTCGCCGAGATATTATACACAGTGTTCGCATTACTTGCAGTACCAGTATAGAGCGAAGAGTTAACCGCTGCTCCACTCGGAAAGTTAACGGTATTCGTTACGGTAATATTATTTGCAAATACTTGAAAACGCTCGGTTGTCGTGCCGAGTGCGCCGCCGTTTGCATTCGGACGAAGTGTACCAAACGAAGTTGTATCATATAAGAACGCGTTGAATCGATTTGTTGTGTTACCAAGCGGTTGCTGATCAGAAATAGGAATTACTCCACCATTTCCGATTACAACGTTTGCAAAAATAAGCGTGCCGTTGACAGTAAGATTGCCAGATACAACGAACAAGTCATTATTGAAAAAGGCATTTGCTTGTACGTCGACGCGATCGTAAAAGATAGCGTTTCCAGAAGCAACTAAGCCGTTATCAACCTTAAATCTACTATTTGCGCCTGCCATGTTTTACCTTACTTAATGAATTGGGCTACAACTTTTGCAGCTGTGCTTGCTATTTTTTGGTTTACATATACTCTGACGTTGGTAGTATCTGCATTTGCCGAGAAGTTACCGAGTAAGCTCAATCCGGCGTTAGCGGTAGGCGGCGCCGAAACAGTACCATAAGTAGTGAGATATGCATCAGATGTATCATGAGCAACGAGAGTTTCAGAGATCTGTGTATTTCCGGCATTCTTTAATTGAATGAGAAGCTTAACGCTACTATAATCTGCTTTCGGGAATTGGAATAAAAGCAAATCTGAACCGACTGTAGCGCCAAGATTTCCATTGGCAAAGACATCGATGACATGTTCAGTCTTGAAAGTCACGATGTTTGCATAAGAAGCCGTACCAGTCACAGCAATCGTATTCGAAAGCGTCGCAGCACCAGTTAATGCAAGTGTACTCGAGAGCGTAGCAGCTCCTGTGACTGCGAGCGTATTCGCAAGAGTAGTATTGCCAGTGACCGCGATTGTATTCGAAAGCGTGGCTGCACCGGTGACTGCTAATGTATTTGAAAGAGCAGTGTTGCCAGTCACAGCAAGAGTATTACTGAGCGATGTATTACCGGTCACGAGTAGTGTATTTGAAAGAGTAGTATTGCCAGTGACTGCTAATGTATTTGAAAGAATGGCATTGCCAGTGACTGCAAGAGTGTTACTCAAAGATGTATTTCCAACTACGAGCAATGTATTGGCAATATCTGTATTTCCAAGAATACGAACATAACCATCAGTATCAATAAAAGAAGTTGTTGAATTCGATACAATCATCGTATTGACTGTACTATTTCCAACCTTTATCGTATCAGTATTAGCTAAGACAGAATATCCTGTCGAATTACTCACTGATACTGAAATAGTATTACCGGTAAAGAGCCCAGTTTTAAAACTGATAGCATCTACGTTTGCCGAAGATGTGCTATTTGCAACACTGACAAGAGTAGCATTTGCCGTGGTATTCACGGTGGCATTTGATTGAATCGTCAGCTTCGTCGTATTGGCGACAAGATTTGCGCCAGTCAAACCAGCATGCAAACCATATTGCCACATGAAAGAGTTTGAAGAACCGTTGGCAACTTCAAGACGAATTTCTGTCGCGGTAGTATTGCTTAAAACCGTATTCGTGCTGATGTATAGATTAGCAAACGAACCGTTGACGTTTCCGCCTTTCATCCAATCTTTTACAACTAAGTTGTTTGCACCAAATGTGCCGTATAACTGAGCTGTTCTTGGAAACGCAGTGTTACCTGTGTTTGCATATGTACTATTTGCCGTAATGATTTCTGTCGAGAGCGCGTGAAGAAGTTCATTGGTCTCAAGGAGCCAAATCTCAAACGAGTCGGTAATTACATCAACGTTAGCTACTGGTCTTGACATTAATTTCTTCCATTCACTACTTGTAAGAGTAGATTTTTAATTTCTTTCAAGTCGTCTTCGACTGCATTTATTCTATTACAAAGATCTTTACTATTCTTGGCATTCGATCTTTCTGCCACAAACTTTGCATAAGCTGTATCATCAGTATTTATGAAAGCTCCAGTCGAAGTATCTTTCATAAATCCGGCGGTTTCAGTCTTCACTAACATTATGCAGAAACTCCGATGACTTGAATCGCCTCTACCTTTGGAACGATATGAGATTGTGTTGCAAGAAGAACAATCTTGATTTGCATCGATGTATATTCGTCAAATTCTACGTATTCAGAGTTAACATATCTGACAGTATTGTCATTTTCAACATTATTCCAGGCAACATTTCTGTACTTCAGTTTATCAATAAGAATGTCTGATCTTGTAACTCCTGTAGTCACAAGACTCGAGGTTTGTATATTTCGATATGTATTGATGGCTGTAGTATTTGCTGCTGAAACCGTAAACACTTCGTGATTACCAAAGTCTTGATCTTTGATTCGAATCAAATCGCCGGCAGTTAATGTCGCAGAATGATTGTTTGTTGTAGTGATGCTATTTGAACCATAAGTAATTGCGCCGGTTCCGGCAAGAGCAACTTGAAGTTCAGGCGCTGTATCAAATCCATATGTAAATTCATACATATCATTTGGATCTGTCGAGCTAAAGCGATCGATATTATCTTTTAATACAAGAGGAGACCAGGCTTTGCTATCGAACGATTCTCTATCTGAAGCGTTATGAATTTTTGCATAAACTTTGATTTCTGTATTAGCTGGACGATATCCTGTCAGATATACTACGATATCTTCTGCTCTCTTGTCTTGTGCAAATTTAATAACTTTTGAAAGATACTTCGATTTTGCAAGACCGTTTGCACCAGTTTCTGTGTCATAGTCAGTGATGCTACTTAGACCTACAGTTCTTGTCTCAGTGTAAACGTTGTTAATATCGTTTTGATAGAAGTAAAAGTCGAGTTCACGAGTTGTTGCATAAGGAACAGCAAAGCGATCGATCTCAGCACTGTTCACCGTAATATCCAAATTGGCAACGACCGACTTTCTTCTGTCTCCGAAGAGATTCGAACTTTTTGTAGTATCAACTTCAACTGAACGTGATAAGATAAAGCCTGTGGCCGTCGAATCGTTCAGCTGAAGAAGATTAATATTCGATGATGTAGAAGATAATTGATTCGCAGAGTTGGCAATCTTATAGTTAAGAGTGAACGTAGATCCGGAAGGATTACCAATGAGGAACGAAGGTTTAAAGTTATCAACTGGATAGCGATCGATCGAAGCGATATTTGCTGTTGCTCCCGATATCTCTCCTATAATTCTTCCTCCGCTTACCGCAAATTTATTTGTAGCATTTGCAGTCGAGTCGACCAAAATCAACTTCTTTTTTGGATAATCGATATTATAGGCAGCGCCGACAGGAGGAACTTTAAAACCAATTCCAGAAGCAGAAAAAGATGGCAAGCTTGCAATTGTCATGTGAGTAGCGTTAGTGATAGCATTGACAGATAATATTTGTTTAGCACCTCCGCTTTGAACTAAAACTTTTGATCCAGATAAAAGGTTTGTAAATGTTGTTGCCGTACCGATGACATTTAAACTTGTTGTTGAAACTGTGACAGTACCAGTAGCATTAGCAATGTCTTGATAGATATACTCTCCACCGATGAAAGCGCCTGTATTCGTATTATCCATAGTAAAGAATTCGTAATCTTTATTCACAAGACTAATTGTAACATTATTAGCAGTATATCTGGCCACTTTGACTTTAAACTTCAGATCTCTGTCGCTCAGTGCACGATGAGTAGAAGTATTCGTAGGAACATATAACTTACCACCATGTGTTCCTCTTGAACCGACAGATAATGTATTTGTAATCTGTCCATCGGTCACGAGTCTATCGCCGAGCACATTTTGCCATACATCAAATCCTGGATCGTTAAATTTAAGAACTAATCCGTAGTGTTTTCCAGTCGCAAGTCTTACAGGATTTGGAAATCCGATGACGGTCACCGCCGAAGCATCTTGAGAAGTATTAATCAAATCATACTCAATGAGAGTCATAGAGTTTAAAATTTGACGAGACTCAAGAGGAGAATCGTTTTCTACTTCGCAGATCCAAGCGTTTACTGTGGGAGCCACTGCACCAGAAATTGTGGCTCCGCGAACAGGTTTAGCCTTAAAGAATACGTCGATAGATGTGAGCATGACTTCTGGCGCACTGGCTACCGTTTGCGGATTCACGTAAAAGGTTTGGATATAATTAAAAGACATGCATTTCCTCTTTTATTTTTATTATTTATCTATCGCGCTATCGATCTTATGGTATATTAAAATTTATCTGCGATTCGAAGTTTCTAAAGTCAAGTCTATATACATTGTAACTTCCACTTGGATCAATGAATGTATCAATCGCAGATTCAGTTGCATTACCACCACTCGGAGTATTTGTTGTGGCATTAGCCTGTGAAACTGAGGCAGCCGTTGTCGACTGAGATATATTCAGAGATTCTTCTTGTACAGGAAGATTCGAGTAATAAGCAAGAGTAATTGCACCTGCTGCTCGCGAATTGCCGTCGTTATTTTCAATTACAAATCGTTTTTGACCAGCAATATTCGAGATGATACGATTTTGAGCGGTAATATCTGTTGTTGCCTCATCAAGACCGGCATCATAATAAAAATCGAATGTCAAGATACCGTTTTCATCGCTTCGAAGACCTGTGGTATTTGTTGTAGTTGTTCTTATCTGTGTACACTTCGAAGTTTTATTTTCTCCATCAAACGTAAACGTATGATTCGTATTAGGTTTTAAACCAGATGCAGAAATTATAAACTTCTGAGAATCGGCAATATACTTTATATTGATGGCACTACCAAAAACGTAATAACTATTCAACGAATTAGTAATTGTAAATGAACTTGGATTTACGCTGTGTACTACGCCTGTATATTCAAACGTATTTGGATTCGATGTTGTTATTACATTTCTCGTGATAGAATCTGTAGGATACTGCAGAAAATACCCATAATAGCCTGATCTGCCTTGTGCGCCGTGATTCCTACCCTTGTAGATACGAATTTTAACATATTCGCCGGCTGTAGGATTATGTGTCCACAACAATTTAAACTGATCTTCAAGGAATGTACCAGAATCAATACTTGTAGGATAAGATTTTCTTCTTAGTTCTCCAAGATTTTCGATAGAGGAAGCCAACTGACTAAGTTGAGGAAGACGAGATTTATCAGCGGCGGTAATACTCACAGCCGATGCTGAAGTTTGTGTTGCTGTAAATGGCCCGTTTTGTGAAGTTCCTTGATAAACTGTCGCAGAAATATTATTATCTCTCGAGGCGACATAAAGTTCTACCGGCCCAGAAAGACTGCTGAATAGATAAGTGAATTCTTCGAATACACTACCAGAATCAGAATAGCTTGTGCTGCTTTGTAGTTGTACGACTGACTCTATTCTTTGAGTAATAGTCGTAACAGTGACATCTCCGGTTGTATTTGCAACAGTGTTTGCAACAGTATTTGCAACTGTATTTGCAACTGGAAGAGGTCCTGCAGTCGCGATGCTTTGTTCTCCAATCACAAACTCGTTATATGGAAGTGTCAGAATCCCATTTGCTTGACCAAGGCCATCTGGTTGAAACTTAAGATTTAATTCTCTTACAAACGGACCAAGCTGATCGTCTCTAATGTTTGCATAAAATTCTGCATTTCCAACGTCTGCATAAGCATAGTCAGTAAATGGATCTACGAAAAATCCAAACTTAAATCTTTCGAGAGCTGCATTTAAACTGCTCGGAATAAATCTTGCTTTTGCCAATGCTTCTGCAAGAGTAAACGATACGTAATACTCGAGAACTTTAATTCTTCTGTCGAGGCTACCAATGTCTGACATTGTATAGCGCTGTTGTTGAACACGCTGTTTTTCTTCAGCAGAACCGGTGGCACTTTTAGTAGATCTGATAGTGTAAATATTTTTTCTTTTTGCGTCTATCGCGCTTGCAACTTTTGTATCAACAATAGCAATCATATCTGCCGAAAGTATTTCTGGAAGAGAAGGATATGGCGGAATGTTATATATTTGTAGAGTAAGAGAATTATCTTGCGAAGGAGGCACAACAGGAGAAATACTCGGTTCGCTGCTTCTTGTTTCAAACCCGCCGATCGAATTAATAATAACTCGATCAACTCTTCCAAGATATGAACTTACGTTTGCAGAGAGTGTAGAGTTAGGCACAGGGAAAAATGAGCTAACTGCCGAGAAGTAATTTGAATTTGAAGGAAATGTAGGATTGATAATCGATGTAGCGTTTGCACCAGCCGCAACCGAAGAAATATCGGTAATATAACCAATCGTATTCGCAACCGATGGACGAAGATCTACACAATCTCGAACGTCATAATAAATTCCAGATTTTCCTTTAAACTCTGGAAGCTCCATCGTATTAATACTTGTATCGCTTACAAGAGAAGTCAGATTTGCGCTGTCATTAATGGTATATGAAGAAATTGTCTTGACACCTGATGCAGCTTGAAAAGCATCAAACTTAACAAGAAGAATATCATTCGTTCCGAGCGCAACTGGATTTGGTTTTCTTACGAGTTTAGAGATGTCGAGGTAATCTTCATTTTGACCAGAATCAATGAAAAACTCATTCGTGACGTCAGTGACTCCGAAAGTATTCTCTGTAAAGTAGGCGGTATTACCAGTAAACTTATGCACAGAAGTACTATTTGAGGTCAGAGTAAGGTTGGCGCCTCCGCGTGTAGCAGAGAGTGCAAATCCAGATGTATTTGCATATACAGCAAAATATGCTGTAGCATTTGCAAGTCCGCCAAGTACTCCGACACCAGCGGCATTTGAATATACAAGAGAATCTCCATTCGCGAATGGATTATTTGTAATAGTAATAAACGCGTTAGCGGTTGCGGATCCTGTAATATCTGTGGCTACGTTAAACGTAATGTCTTGAACAGTTGCGTCTTTCTTGTATACTCCGCGGAGGCGATAAGCATCCGATACACCGAGCGGCCATGGGCCTTGAATGCCTGAACTCGTGTTATTTGCAATTCGAATTCTTACATAGTTACCGCGGTTTGATGTTTTCGCTGCCGAGCTTACATTGTTTCTCTGTGCATTATAAACAACAGAAACTGGCATCGAAGCAGCAGCGTTTGAAGTAGCATTCGCGACATTATTGCCGACATAAATCGTCATGATCTGGCTATTCGAACTGTCGACATTCGCAAACTTCGTAGCTTTGTTTGTTAAAGAGATCGGAATATTCTGAGGATAAAATAGAGTAATGCTACCTCCAGAATATGTTTTACCTGGAACAGTAGCGAGAGTCATTAAGGTGTTGTTTGCAATCGATGAGATTTGTGCAGAAGATGTATTTCCAGCCGTAGAATTAGCAAGAAGAACATAATCTCCAGGAGAAAATTGTGTAGTAAATAATGAACCAGTTCCTACAACATTAGAAGTTGTATTATTATCAGTGGCAATAGTACCTGTCGCAACGGTTTGAGACTTAAAGTTTCCGTTTGGAATTACAATGAGATCGCGTTTCTCAGAAGTATTCAACTCTTCAGTATATGGAAAATATTCCCCAGATGTAAGATTCAGAACGATGGAACCCGCAGAATTAGCAGTTTCAGATGTGTTAATGGTTCTGTACTGATATGTGATATTCGACACGTTCGACGTGGCATTTTTTAGCTTGAAGAGAAGAGAAGAGTCAAACGTATCTTTAAGCTCTGCTTGACCACTAACTAGAACGACGTCGGCGATCGCTTTATTACCGCTGCTATAATAGATACTTCTTACATCTTTCGTATTTTTACCAGCTTCCATCTTAATGTCGAAGAGATACATTCTGTATACGGCATTCGCATTACCGACATCTCCGCTCTGATAAGTAAAAGTACGAAGTCTTGCAGTACCAATTTTTGTTCCAACTGGGGAAATTGTAGTCGAGCCAGTGCTAATATAATTGGCGGCATTCGCATAAAGATCGACTTGACCTCCGATATCAAAGTTAAACGATCCGACAAGTTCGTCGACTTCGTAGTAGTTACCATATCCAAGACGAGTTTGTGAAGCAGGATCATTCAGCTTCGTCGTGCCTTTATTAATATTTTGCTTATAGTTGTCGATAGTTTCGATACGAATACCGTTAATATAAGCTTTACCTGGATCAATCTTCATATTTACAAGATTAGCGGTGTCTGAGAAAGTACTAGAATCTTTCGTCACTGTAAGAAACTGATCGATGACATAGTTACCAGATTCTTCGTATGTTCTTTTAGCCAACTCACGGCCAATGATGTTATAAACGGTGTCTTGATTAATACGATATGGTCGACCATCTGTAAACTCAATGATCGGAAGAAATTCTGAATTTGCGTCAGCTTCTGCTTTTGTTAGTACACTAATGACTGGCGTGAGTTTGAGGCGATCTGCACCAGGAGCCGCATAGTTATAAGTACCGGTGGCATTATCAAGAAGCGTCTGATCTTGATTTGAATTGACGATACTTTCATTCGTATAGAAACCAACAGACTTATCAAAAGCAGTATTCGAATATTTGTTCACAACTTCAAATTGAGAAGCGACTCTTGAAAAGAATCCTTTTTGATAGATCGTACCTTCGCCAATCGTCACGCCGTAGCCAGTACCAATCGGAACTGAGGTGGCATTTGCTATTTGAATGGTAGCAAGGAATGTTTCTGCTACAAGTTCAAGCTCGCCTAATTCTGTAGCGGTAGCTGTTGATGTAGTTGAATTGTTGGCGATAGTGACATGTGGCTCGACATAATACCCTGAACCTTGACCGATTACCTGAACTGCAGTAACTTTACCTAAACTGTCTGTTGTAATCGAGCCGACGCCGCCAGAACCAACAATTGCGACGACATTCGCAGATGCTCCAGACGTGAAGTTGCGAATCTGCTCGCCAGCAGCAAATCTGAACTTAATCGTATTTGCAGAAATAAGATCAGAATACTCTGGTCTTACCTTCAAAATAAGTGCGGTACTATTTGCAGTAGTATTGGCTTCGATAATCACTGCGTTTGCAACGCCATTTTGAATTACAGAATTTGCAACGAACTGAGCAGCATTGGCCATGCCGCCAGTGCTATTCTGTACGGCAAGAGCAGACATCACAACTACGCTGTCGTTGTTTGCAAACTTCGAAGCGCCGTCGTTGACTTTGATATTAAAGATAGGATAAGACTTATCGAAAACTGTAAGAGTTTCATCTGCAGTAAAAGAGTCGGTTGAGAAATTATTTCCCGAACTAATGTAGTTCACAAACAGTGTGTTTAAATCTGGTGAACGAGATTGCAAGCCGGAAGCCGTCTTTACAATATAAGCTTCTACATTTGCAGCGTTCTTGACATATAGATTATTATAAAGAGTGATATCGACTTGTAGACCATTAGTCGTCAGATCGTTGATCTTGATATAAGGAACTTTGTCATGCTTAGTAATGGTGCAACCATCGATGATTGTACCACGCTTGAATACGTTGTCACCAAACTTCTCAATTTGATTTTGCAAGATGGATTGGAGCTGATTGAGCTCACGTGCTTGGACTGCGACACCAGGCTGGAACAGAACTTTATAAAAGTCCTTCTTGGAATCGAAGTCATCAAAATAAGGAGATACGTTTAGGTTGGTTTCCAGAGCCATTTAATTAAAACTCCAATACTATCTTTATAATTTCTGATTTGTTATTATCTCGAGCGATAGGATCAAGATTCTCTAAATAAAGAACCTCGCCGCTACCGACTACAAAGTCTCCGTTGTATTTATTCAATAATGGGGAAAGCTCTGCAGAAGATACTGCACCTGCAATATCTCTGACTCCACGCGCATCAAGATTAAAGATGCCTGATTTATTACTAATCCACAATATATCAGAAGCGCCGTCGATCTCATCAACATGATGAACTCTACCTCGAGGTTGTGCGTATGCAATCAGACTTTCTTGTTGAATTTCTTCGTCTTCGAGGAACGGTACGCCTCCTACACTAAAAGTGCCAATGAGGCGTGTCAGCTGACGAGAGTACTCGAATGAACTTGCTGCTCTATCGTTAATTTCAGGTGTTCCAGTAATAGTTGCTGTCGTTCCAGAAACTGGAATTGCTGTATCTCCTGACATACCACCGACTCCGATGATACGACTACCAGAAGTAAATACTCCCGCAACGTTTGAGAGTTCGATTTGACTTGATCCAGAGAATGACACGATGCCGCTTGCTTGAACTACAATAGCCGAGATTTCACAATTATTTGCAGTAAATGAACTGCTTGTATTTGCAGTCGTAATACGATAGTCTTCTGGGACGCTAGCTACGGTCGATATGTAGTTATTCGAACCGTCTGTGACAAGAACATAATCGCCGACTGAGAAAGCATCTTTGTAAGTCGGCGCATCTAGATTTGCAAGAGCGACAGTGATACTACCATTCGATCCTCCAGAAGCCGCGTCGAAGCCGACGATTGGTGCTGAAGTGTATCCAGATCCAGTGTTCGATATAGTAACAGAAGTAATAACATTTGCAGTTGTTGCAAATGTACCCGCTGCGCCTGTTCCATTTGTTCCTGAATTATTAAACACTAATTGGTTATTTGCAACGCTATTGTATCCTACTCCCCCGCTTACAATCGTAGCAGTATTAGAAAGAATACCAAAAGCCCGCTTCTGAATATTCGTGTTTGCTGATGTGATCGATACGTTACCGTGCAATTTGAGTTTTCGATACTGATAGACTTTCTCACCAATCGAAAAACCTGGACCAACAGTATTAGCAATATTCATGTCAACTTCAGTGAACAACGCATTTTTAATCAGTCCAACTTGTCGAAAGTCATTTTCGATTGGAATAATTCCACTCTCGCTATTATTAAATTTAGCACTCAGACATACTCTCTTTGCAAAGAGTTCGTTATAAGGATCTGAACCATGGCCATTCTTCGGAGAAATAATTGGTCTGAGTGATGCAGGAGAAAAGTATGTTGCGGTTGAAATCACCGCAGGAAGTTGAATGTATGTTTCATCGAAAATCGACGGAGGAATAGTAAGAGGCTGTTCAGAAACATATGATTCAGCCTTTCGATAGTTTTCACCAACCGCAAGAAGTTCGACTCTATTAATAGAATTCGTCGAAGCAGCATCGATATACACAATTCCTTCGGCTGGAATTGATTCTTCACCATCTCCCCAAACGAATGCATATGGATATACTTCGTAAGTATCTCCGGCTGAAGGTGTATTAATAAATGCCGAATCAAGAATGAATTTCTTCTGAGCGGCAGTACCTTCGTAATTGACGATTCTTTTATACTCTCCAACGGCGACACCAGAAGTCATCTTTATGACACAACCTTGATAGTAGTCATCGATAGCCGCGGCGGTTGCAGGAGCACCATAAAAAGTCGGAATACCTTCAACAGTAACATCAGAAGTTAACAGCGTGGCAGAGGCAATGTAGTTATCATATCCAGCGCCGGCGTCTTCTACTTTAATGACTTCGATCGTTCCTCGAGTCGCGCCCGCTATTACATCAGTATTGGCGGTAATAGGAATATACTGTGATGTAGCAAATTTTTCATACTGTGTTTTTGTGATGGTGTACATGTATTTCCATACATAACCGTCTCCAGTTTCGACAGGATTCAGATCAGCGGCACTTCCTACACGAGAAGGCGCGACAGTCGAATTTACGTTGATAGTATCAGTGCTTTTGTTAAACAAGCATTTCCATACATTGTATTCTGTATCATCATCGACAGTGATAAAGAAGTCTTTGGTTTCAAGATCTCCATCAAGATGATCATACATTGCATAATGAGTGTTTGATTCCCACAAATGCTTTTTTGCCATGTGCACGACATCTGCAGAAGAAACTTTCTTCGCAAAGATCATATTGTCATAGACATCTGTATCGACTACACGTATACTATTATTCGGAGTAGGAATAATCGTGTCACTATTAGCATAAGGAATATGACGAGCGGCATAGACAAAGTAATCATTGTTAGCAAAGCTATTAATGAAGTTTGCAGCTGCCGCTACATTAAAACTACTCGTAATGAGTTTTTGTGTTACTGCCATTTATTCCTCTATCGTCTTTGTCAAGAAGTGACCAGCCGTCGCCGATCCACTAGATGTAGTATTCGCTGTTATATTTATAGGACTTCCATTCGCGGTGAGAGATAGTTTCACTGTATTTGGAGTAGTATTTACAATATAATAGTTCTGATTATTTGCAAGTTTTTGAATTCTTAGAATATGTGTCTCTACTGTTGCGTTCGAGTAAACGTTAACTGCTTTGCCGATAGAGTTTGCAAGCTTTATTGCCGTAGAGTTTGCGCTTCGAATAAAGAACTCATTGCCTTCTGTAAGACCAATAGCAGCAGATCCACCGTTCTTTGTATACTTGACAACATCACCTCTTCTAAAGAGATTGTTTGCTACACTAATCGTGTTCGAACTGATCGTATTCGTAACAAACGATAACGATACGTTTGCTTCGACTGCAGTGTTCGATGTAGTATAAAGTACAAGATCGCCATTTGCAAAAGGATTAATCACTTTTGTCAGTGTATGCAATGCAAGAGTATTACTTAGTGACACAGTATTCAGATTGAGAGCATCTCCGCCTTGTGTTTCAGAGATCTTGATACCCGTCGTATTCGCAAGCACTACATAATAATAGCTATTATTCGATAGACTTGAAGCACTTCCTACTCCGATTGGATTTGCTTCTAGTGTAGTATATTGTAAATAATCATTTACATTTAATGGGAATGTGGTATAATAAGGATTAGTCCCTAACGATATCAGATCAGTATCATTGCCAACATTCGCTACATTAAACTTAAAGCTTACATCTTCGATGTCTGTTTCAATCGTATCATCCGGAGTCGAAACATCATCGGCAGAATTAAATTGTACTTCTTCGCCCGTAGAAATGCTCGTCAAAGCGAGCGCGGCATTCGCTTCTTCTACGATCAATGCAGATCCAAAGAATTTCGTTCCTGCGACGTGCATCACTTTCTTGAACATATCAGAGTATCTGTCTACTGAGATCTTCGAAAGGATCTCATAAGAATACTCTTGATAATAGTCGTTATCATGAACGTAGATATCGTCAGACAAGAAGCCTTTCGAGCTCCGATAATATCCGATGCCAATGCCATGGCCGTCGAGGACTATCTTTGCGGTACCAGCTCTTAGATTATCTTCTGAGACAAAGTCGACAATTTCAGCGTTCGAATATGCAAATCCTGAATCGAGCACTTGTAGCGCAGTTACTTCTCCGTCTCCGGTCACAACGTTTGCTGTGATTTCCGCATTTAATCCAATCGGATATAATACTGATAAATCTTCGGTGGCGCCTATTACATTTGCTTCGGCACCAGAAACTTCTCCGATCATTGTATCGCTTGGCAACCAAGTATTTTCGAATGTAATTCTCTTTGCAAGCATATGACTACTGTTGCTTGACTTGACGATAGCCTTCGCCGTCGATACAATTTCGAAGAGACTGACGTTTGAAACAAGACCATTCGCGGTCGGTACAGTGTACGAAAAAATAATGGCATTATTGACAAGTGGAGCAGTGTTCCCAGTCACTCTGATATAATCGCCAGTGGTATTGGAGAAAACTGAAGAGACGAAGGAATTGACAATGCCACTCGTGCTATTCGTCTGAAATAACTTATCTTTTGGCAAATATCCTGGAAGAGTTGCAATCGTATGTGACTCTCCGCCAGTCGAGTTGGCAGTGATATTAATTGCAGATCCACCGAGGGTAGAAGACAACTTAAATCCTACGTTATTCGCAGAAACAATATAGTAAACGGCATTTGCTGTCAACCCACTAATCGCAGTATTACCATTTGGAATTCTGTACTGAACAATTTGTCCATTACCAAACTCATTTGTAAAGTTACGTAAGTTATGACCGCCCATATCGGCATTATAATATCTAAGGAAGTGCCCGTTACTTCCAGGATTTGCTGCGGTCAAATCTACATTTGCGCCGCCGGCGGTAATTGAAAGAGCTAAACCGGTACTATTCGCATAGCGAACATAATAAAGTGCTTCAGCTTCTAAACCAGAAACGACAGCAGTATTAGATGAAATTACATATCTGACTTGACCGCCATTTGCAAATAAGCTATTTGCAGAGGCAATGCTAATGAAATCATTACTATTCTGTACGTCAGTATTCGAGTTAAATTCTGCTACATTTGAGCTTTGAGTAATATTGACTTTGGCTGCAGTGTTTCCAGCGTCAGTGGTAAGAATAACACCTGTCGAATTCGATGTCAAAACATAATAGAAATTATTATTACTAAGTCCTGTAACAGCAGTATTTCCTGGCTCAGTAAAGTAACGAACTAAATCATTCGCAGCATATACGTTACCATCGATTTCAATAAAATCTGTATTTGAGTTGACTTCATCTGTGGCATTAAACGTAGTAGAGATATCTCGATAGAAGATAAAGTCTGATGAGCTATTGGCTTCGAACTGAGATTGTACAGTAAATGTCTTGGCATCATACGTATTGCTATATGCACCAGAAGAAACTTGCAGATCAAAAAACTTGAGATTTGCTTGTGATTGATTGACTATTTCTCCAGGAACAAAGTTTTTCGTTGCATTTTCGAATGTAATTACAAAATCTTTACGATCAAATCCTGCAATATATGGCTGATGCGCGAGCACAAAAGGATCGACATCATAATCTTCACCTGGATTAACTTGATTGAGTGATCCAATGATACCAATCTCAAATCTACCAAATGTCAAACACGAATATAGTATATCTAAGTGATTACCTTCAGGATTTTTAGGAAATCCATATGCGTCTGAAGAGATAAACTGCGAAGCGAATACTTGATTTGCTTGAGCAACAGTTGGTAATTCTGCTACTGCAGTAATTGCAGTATTGACAGCCGAATTGCTATATACTATAATATTACCGTTTGCTGGAACAGATGTCGTATTTGTAAAACCAAAGTCACGAATAGGATCTTTGATAAGAAGATTAGTTCCCGTTACATCATAGAGTGTACCGTGCGCAGTCTTATATAAGAAGTGACCAGATTCATTTGTCCGAGTTGCAGCGAAGGCAGGAATATTAAATGAAGTATTCGTAAAGCTTTCACCAGGAAAACTCGTACTATTAATATGAATGTACTTGTTTGCAGGGCTCGAAAGAATGAGTCCAGTGGTATTTGAGAATGCCACGTAATAAGATTTACCGCTTTCGAGAGCCGTAATTACCGTATTTCCAGCGGCAACTTCATAGGTCACACGATCGCCGGCAATATAGTAAGTATTTGCATTTGTAAGAGTAATAAACCCTGTTGCTGCATTTGCTGCAGTCGAAGGATTGAACGAAACTTTACGGATTTGTTGAAAGACTCTTTGTCCTTCATCGAATCCAGTATTCGCAGTCACAGAGAGTTGTAAGCGGCTATAGTCGAGTGTATCTTGACTATTGGCACCAATCAGATCCGTACCAATAAAGATGACTTCTGTTTCGCCGATTGTACCGACACCGAAGCCTGCACCAGAACCAAAGCTAATCGATGAAATATCTGCCGTGGTATTTGAAAGCGGCGCGACGATTCTCGAAGGAAACGATCGAACATAATCGCCACCAGTAATATCAAGAGAATAAGATGTGATTTTAAAGTTGTCTGCATTCGCAGCAGTATACACTGTATCAGTTTCGTTCCAATATCCTTTACGAGAAAGGAATGTTAAAGTTCCAGTATTTGATGCAGAAGCATAGTTAGCAGTGATCACTTGACCTTCGGCAACAATCACATTTGCGCTATTATAAATGTAGATATTATTTGCAAAGGTAACGTTATTCGAAGAGCATTCATCAAACTCTATAACATGAACCTGCTTCTTGATGTCATATAAACCAGCATTCAGATTCACGTAACTCACGTTTGCGAAGACTTGATTATTAGTTTGATTGATAAGCTTATACGTTAAACCGTAGTTATGAACATTTGCGGTCGCGTTGGCTGCAGCATTCGTAGAAAGTATTAGAGAAGTTGAATTGGTTACACTTGCTACATTACCAATCGCCACATTACCTGTGATATAAAGTGTAGAATTAATATAGTTATTGCTAAAAACCGTGGAAGTCCCAGTCACTACGTTGCTAGTAGTAGTTACAGTAATCGTACCTGTACCAGTTTGATAATCAAAATCCGCCATACGCTTACTATTCTTGAAAGCGCCGCGAGCATCGGTAAGAGTAAGTTGCACTGAGCTTTCAAGTGTAATGACATTTGCCACTGTACCAGAAGCTGTGATATATCCTGCATTTTGTTGTTGTACGACGTCACCGACATTAAATGTCGCCGATGGTGCAGTAATAATCACAGCATAATCTGTCGGTATGTTCATAAACTTACCAGACATCGACTTGTCTGTGAGTGTATTCGCTGTAAAAGTTATTCCAGTCGTACTATTGCTTCCTGTGCTATAGTTAGCAGATGGAACAAAGACTCCTGAAGTATGAGATACAGAGATAAACCCTGCAGTGTTCGAAGAAGTCGATACTTCGAGTATTCGGCCTTCAGCAGCAAGCATACCATTTGCGGCATAACGATATATGGTGTTTCCGACAGCAACATCTGAAGATGCCGAACTGTAACCAATATTCACTACTGGCTGAACACCGCGTTCGAAAAGACGATAGTAACTTTCTGAAGTAAAGTCTGCAGTCACTTCATTCAGATTTAATACTTTTTCAGAGACGATCGATTCGGTGTCGAGTGTGTATCCATAACCGCCGTCGATAAAAATAAAATCTACGAGTCCTGTTTGCGAGCCAATCGATTCTACTCTTGCCAAACCGCCAAGACCGCGATCACCGTTTGTAAATCTGACAATGTCTCCAACGGCAAAGTTTCTACCGCGAGTTTGAACAGTCACTCTTTTGACAGATCCGATTAGCTTTGATCTTTTGGTAATATCAAATACGGGTTGATTGTTAATATTTAAACCAACGACTTCGCCATTGCGAAAATCACCTTGTCTTCCAGAGATATAAAGAAGGTTGACGAAACCTTTTCCGACTCTTCGGCGGATATACTTCTCGACGAAAGCTTTGGCTCCTGAAAGTTGGCCAACAATTTGTTTACCAACATAGTCGATATTATAGATCGAGTATCCGATTTCAAGATACTCTGGCTTTTCGTATACGCCGTCAGAAAGACGAAAGATCTTTTCTGCAGGATATCGAACTTCTGCTGCCGTACCGTATACAAGTTTGAAGAATAAATCAACTGCGCGCTCTGTACCCTTAGCACGATATAAATCAAGGGAGTTTTTAACAAGAAGCTTCTTATTCGTAGCAGTATCAAACTGAATGTTCTTCAGATACTTCTCTTTAAAGTGAACAATAAAGTCATCTGTTGTACTATCAATGTCGCGATAGTCTGGCAACCGGCGGGCGTGATAAAGTGGATTGGCATCAATTGGTTGATATCGAGTGATACTCGACATATATGTTGAGTTGGCAAGTTGATTAGCAGTGACTTCTATAATATCGTTATTCGAAGCGATATACTGAGTAACAGTATTGCCAGAATAGTTAACATATGTTCCAGAGTTTTCAAGCCACTCATAGTAGGCTTTCACGAACGCAATGAAATTCTCTCCCTCTTCTTGATAAAAAGAAGGAAATTGACTTTGAATTAACGGCGATATTCTTTTTTCGATATTCTTCATTATTCTCTGATCTGTTCAATTGAGACGTCGACGTCATTTTCAAGAATATTGAGTATCACGTTCTGAGTTGAAGTGATATCAAGCGTACGTGGTTTAGCATAGATTTTAAGAGAAGTGCCAGTGTAATTTGTGATATTAAAGTTATTGATTCGAATAATACCGGTATCGTAATCGACAGTTCCGATATCGAGAATAGTTCTATTATTGGTTCCAGCAGTATTGACGATACGCATTACTCCATCACCATCATCTTCAAGGCGGCAATTTGATAAACCATTATATGTGAATGTCGAAGAGCTCACGACATGAATGTCACCGGTAAGATATTCTGAGCCTTTGCCTGGAATATCATTCTGCAAAGCATTTTTAAAGTCGATCGTTACATTTTGACCAGATGATACTACACCTGAAGTTGCCAATGATACGAGAGACCCAGAAGTGGTCGTAGCACTTCCAGTGACAGTCGTACTTAACACTGGAGTCAGATACTTCACAAGTTCTATCTTTGTTTCGTTACTAATAATGCTTGTTTCTGCAGAATCGACATCACGAATAAACTTTGAGTAACGCAGTGTACGGCCAAAGTTATTCAGATTGATAGAAGCATGATTGAGAATAGAATCGATAACATACGTGCGAATATCTTCTGGATTTAAACCGGTAAGATTGATATTGTACTTGATATTTGTATTGACATATAGATATGTGTAATCAGGAGAAACAAAGAGTGGCTCAATCGCCACAGAAGAACGTGATCTTAAGAATTTCTTATATTCTGCTTCTTTAATCTTTGGAAGACCATCGACTTCGTCGAGATCGATCGATAAGAAAATTCGACCGTATTGCGGAGGAGTTGCATCTTCTCCACCATATGCAACCACCGCATTGATTTCAGGAAAGTTTGCTTTCAATAAGTTTTCATAATCTTCAGAAGTCACAGCACGTTCTTGTGTAGTAAATGCACGAGGAGCATTGTACTTAATCGAGCTGAGATCTTCTGCAACAGCTCCGTCGGCCGAAGCAGTAATCGTTTCAATTACAATGTTTGCTTCATTATCGATGCGTGCAGTATTAATAAACTTAAATGCGCCATTCGGAAGTTCTCCGTTGCATGATCGATATTCAATGATACACGCAGAGTTGTTCTTTGGTTTTCTTCCAACAACTCCGTCACCAAAGACGACTTCGTATGTGTCACCAATTCCCGGTTGTAAGAAAAAGACCTTTGCGTTTTCATCATGACCAAAAAGAGACGTCGCTCTCTTGTAAGTTTGAATAGTCGTGCCGTTATCTTCAAAGACCGTAACTAATACGCTTTCAAGATCAACTCTTTTATTACTAATCTTATACACAAGAGGATTAGCATAATTTATTGTATAGGTATCGCTGAGGTAGCTACCTTCGTATACTCGAATCGGCTCGCTCTCATATATAAGATTTGATCCTGAAGGAGTTCTCTTTGTAATAACATAATTTTCAGTAGTGCTAAAGTTATAAGTGAAATCATCAACACGCGAAGTAAATGATGTTCCCTTTGGAATAACGATCGATCTCTTTGCCGTATCTGTCGAAGTAATTACTAGTTGAATGACAGCCGAAGATGATCGAAACGATCTCGGAAGATAGTTTAATTCTTTGGCATGAGAAATAACGCTGTCACGTAACTTCGCCGAATCAAGAAACATCTCGTTGCTGACCATGTTGAGATAGAACGCATTCTGATAAGTGTTATATGAAAGCACGTCGAGAAGAACCGAAAGATTGCTTCCGTCGAAGTCGTAATCTTTAAATCGATCTTGTGATTTCAGAAATGTCTTCAACGAGTCTTTATAGGAATCGAAGTCTAACTGTGTAAGGACTATACTGGAATTTGCTGCCATTATCTTACTCTATAAAGGGTGAGTTGAAGTGTCTGCGGATTAGCATTATTTATTATCTCATAATAGACTGATACTTCATAAGAATGCGCAAACTCATTTGATACTACTAAGACATCAATGATTCGAGCTCGCTGTTCGTATTTGGTAATCGAATCGAACACGGCATCTTTGATAAGATCTGAAGTCATCACAGAAATATCTTCGAATAAGAATCGACGAAGCCCTCCGCCAAATTCTGGATTAAACAAACGTTCTTTGGTATTGGTCTGTAAGATATTTCGCATCGATCTTCTGACCGCTTGTTCGTCTGTATGAAGAGCAAGTCTCTTATTCTGAGGATGAATATTGAAATTATTATAGAAGTCAGTAAACACAGGATCACGCTGTGTTGTTTTCCTTGTCGTGAGTGCGTCTATTCTGTCTACCATATTACCCTACTTTATCTTATTTATAATGATTATACGACTGTTTGTATTACTTCGTAGTTTTCAATAGAAGCATTCGGAACATTATCAGAGAGAAGAATGACTTGACCAGTGAAAGCAAAGGTTTGATAATCTTCGTTGCTACCGATTGCTTCTAATCTTGGACCAGCCGACCGAGTAAAGCTATACTGTATCATAGCTGATGTAGCTTTGTTTGTTTCAATATACGAAATAAGCTTATCGTTTGCATCATACACAAAATTATTCAAAATGACTTCAGCATCTTCATATGCAATAACTCTTCCACCTTCAAAATTATTAATATTCTCAGCTCGAAAAGGATACCAATCATCGACTTCAATATCATGAGCTTCTACGAAAACAAAAACTGCGCATAGAAAAAAATCATCAATACAATTTTCTTCGTTTACGAATATTGGCATATACCAACCATCGATTTCAATTTCACTCGTTTCAAACGTAGTGACTCCAGGTTCTGGCACAGTAAAACGTATTGCGACCGGCGGATTTAAATCCCCGTAAGAAACTTCCGGAACAGTCGGTGCGCTGACATCCGTAAAGAAATATCCATTTTCTGATACTGAATATTGATCTAACATGTCAGCCTAATCCACTTCACACTGTGGCAGAAGCAGGCTGAGCCCACTTCGGCAAGGTGTCAGGATTCGGTTCGAGCCCATACTTTGTTCGACGTACCTCAATACAATCAGGAATTAATTTTAAAATTAAATCTGGAATTCCAAATATTGGCTTTAAAATGATATTTAAAACCATACAGATCGATACTTTGCCGCGACATATGTCAATGATCAGTTTGATTGCTGAAATGATTTGGCCGACGATTGGAAACTGTTGCAGAATCCAACTTGGAGCTTTCAATATGATATCATGTATCTTGGCAATAAAATCTGTCTGAAAGAACTTCTTAATCTTTTCCATGGCTTCTTCGAACGCATCTTCAATTCGATGCCACAATTCTTCTTTCGAGTGAATTGTTTCTTTCTTTTTACGTTGTTCTTTATCAAATCCAATGAGATTGCCTAAGGTTCCGAAGAGCGGGATCGGTAAGTTCAAGACAAAGTCTATGAGTTCTTGGAGTAACTTCTCTCCAAAATCTTCGATAGCTTTACCTGATAAGACGTCTTCTTTGGCCTTCTTAATTCGTTTCTTAAAATCTTCATATACAAGTTTTAATTGCGCTTTAATAGGCTTCGTAGGATCGATGAACACTCCAATCTTTTCAATGATAGGACCAATAATAGGAATCTTAGTAAGTAACTTGATCATTGCATTGATGCAGGCTGCAATGAAATCACTCAGCAGTTCTTTCATCCACGCCAAAGCTTTCTGCCAAAATTCTTCGGCTTCATGCTCAGGACTCTTAATACCCAGAGTTCCGTCGTATTTGCCATCACCAAAAAACTTTCGAACCGATTCGATGTCTTCGGCAATTGCAGCTTTGATCTTGACTTTACCTTCCTTCGTAAACAAATCCTTGATTACTGGTTGATAACGAACAGGATTACCAGCTTCGTCGACGAGTGTCACAGCCGTAATGAATGGAATCGGAGTAGTAAGTGGATTTGGAATTCCGAGAATATCAACAATCTTGAGTAAAGCCTCGACGATCCTCTTCTGAAACCATACGTCGATCTCTTTCAGAAACTCGCGCACCTTATATTTCATCTCTTGTTCTTTTGACTTAATCTTCTTAAAGACATCTGTCATCAGAATGCCGGTGATATCGTCGACCAGCTTTTCCATATCGCGAACGGCATCGATTAATTCTTTGCCACACTCGTCTTGAATAAACTTTGCTTGTAACTTCAGTTGGCTAATGATCTTTGCAATGCCTACGAAATAGTCTTCCATTTGACGGAAAGATATTTGCCCGTTAGGACCACATTCTAAGTTAGGAACTTCAGGAACATAGACTATCGGTCTCATGCATTGATTCCAACAATTGCAGCTTTAATATCCACCGCGCCCGATTGTGATACAACCTGTACGCTGCCATTGTTTGCATAGATTCCTACGTTGCCTTCATTTGCAAAGATGTCAACATCTGACTGAGCAGTGATAACAATCTTACCTTGGTTACATGTGATCTCGATATTCTGATCAAAGCCTTCTGAACCAACATTGAAGATTGTCATATTACCAGCTGCCAATTGAACATAATCTTTTACTGACTTTGTTACAATCGTACCATCTGGCAAAATCTCGAGATAAGATCCAGACTTATGATAAACCTGTACGCGTTCTGAACCTGGAGTATCATCGAACTCTAAGATGTGGCCACTACGAGTAGTCATAGTGTTGTTATAAGGATATCTCGCCTTATATTTCGAAGCTGGCTCAATGTCGAAACCGTCAGCTTTTTTAATACGGTTACGTGTCTTCAGTTCTGGTTCACCTTGACCTCGAGCATATGAAGACACGCTGTGATTATCTTCTGGAGCATAGTTTAATACTCCAAGAATATATGCCGACTGTTGATTTGGAAGCTTCATGCACATGACTCGAGATCCCTTTAAGAGACCAGTCGGACTTAGTCCAATTCCAGAAACTCCGGCGCTCGTAGTTGGCATCATAATATATGACGGCAATAAATCTTCAGAATTCACTTGATTAGAGTGACCTAAAAGTTCTCTTACTAAAACTCTGCCAGTTTGTGGTTTATCAGCTTCTAAACCGAGATCTGTCGTCGGATCTTCTGCTACTATACCTTCAAAAAATCTTGGAACTTGCATTTATCATCCTCTAAACTGTGTGTGTTTTTGGTAATCCACCGATACCATCTTTTACGAGCTCTAACCCCTGTGCATATTCTGCTTTTTCGTTGAAAGTCAGCATATGACGACATTTAGTTACAACATAATTACCTGTCGTGATAGCGCTATCTTCATTCACAGGATTTTCTTCTCCTCTTGTAAGACCGGCAGCTTCGGGTAATTGACAGTGAATCACGTCTCCAACAGTAATGGCTGAATCTCCATAAATAGTGATTTGCATAACCACTGTTAAAAAGTGACTCATATAATAAGGCATATGATTAAACTTTTCGGCTCTCTCTGCATTTCCAACAGTCGGATCGAAAGGAATAGCTCGAGGAGCTCCTTCATTTCCATCTTCAGTTTTTTCAACCTGAGCTTTAAGATTTGAAGATGCAGATCCTTCGTTTAGTGTTTCGAATTGCAAATTTTTTGGATCAGCTTGAAAGGAAATAATATCTCCAGTGACACTATTTTGTAGTTGACACGTCGATCTTCCACCTCCAATTAATCTTAAAATTCCTTCGTTGCCGCTTTGAATAATTTTAGTAGTTAAGATATTTCTCCACTTTGCCCCGGTTACATTTAAGTTGGTTAAAGTAGATTGTGTAAAACACTTATCGCCGATATTTTTTATGCCTTCTTTGATTAACGCTTCCATACTTTTAAAAACAAATCCGTACTTGTTTTCAAAGAAGTAAAAACAATGGCCATTAAATTCTTGAGACATTGCATGTTCTAATCTAATTTGATCAATACACTCGAATGGAGTCTTTTCAGTAAAGTTAAATGCATGCAACCCACGAGTTTTTTCTGCAAAGAAAGGTTTGTTTGATTTCGTTAAGTTAAGATATGCTTTTACCATATTCTCGCACTCAATATTTTTTCTAACAAGCGGTGTGTTTTTTATGGTCGAAGCTTTCCAAGCTTCATATGTAACACACTCCACTTTATAAATTAGTGCTTTATCATCGGGAGAATTAAAAGTGACTGGTTTATTAATAACATAAAGTTCGTATCGAATAGACGATTTTGAATTATCTTCGTCTGTTGTAAAATCAATGATAATTTTCTTATCTGTAAAAACAAATTTGTCTCCTGCGCCCTTCGCCTCATAAAATTCGAATTGTGCGCGAACAGCAGGTTCGAGTATAGATTCATATATGTTTGCTTGTACACAGACAGGAGTCAAATCAACAGCCTTGCCGCAATCGACAGTTTTTGCTGTGTTATCAATCATTAAAAACTCGTTAAGTTTAAACTGTCCGTCTCTAATTTGAGAAATCATATTACAAACTCAATTGTTGTATAAATTGTTTTTCTGTTTCAGCAAGATAAGAAGACTTCAGAACAAATATATTTCGCTTCAGTTCGTTTGTTTCTTTCTCATCATCATATGCATTGACGGCATACCAATACTCTGTTTCTGCATCAGAAATATTTTGCTTTATCGGAGTAATTGTTTTTATTCCTTCTGCTGTATTGACTACAAAAGTTCCATTTACGTGTTTTACGGTTAAGCTATTGTTTTCAAGATCAATATAGTCGATAGTCGCACTAGCACCAGTGCTCGTCTGAGACACTCGATCTCCGACTTGGAATTGTGTTGGAGAAGCAGTAAGAGTCAACGATAATATTTTGTTTGTGGATACTATCCAATCTTCTTTGATTCTTTCGTAGCCGATCACTGCACCAGTATTCGTAAGTTTTGGCTTCCAATACTTTTGAGTATTTGTAGTTTCATTCGCAAGAAGAGAATCGTATTGTTGAAGAGTAATAATTCTTTCGTCTTCATGCCAGTTTAATCGATAGAAGAGAGTAATCGCTCGAGCATTCGAATTTGATCCATACTTTGTTTCAATATAACTTTTAAAATCTTCTGCCGACTTATAATAGTCGTAGTAAGGATCAACGATGTTATTCGTAAGATAGATCATCCAATCAAATTTCGAAGATCCGTAATAGTTATAAGACAGAATATCCGGTCTCTCAAAGCCTTCTTCGAGAGTAAACTGAAAGGTAGAATAGATTTCTTTCTTCGTTTTGTCAGTAAAGTCGACGCGTGCCAAGATATTCTTGGCAACGTTTCCGTCGTAGTCTACAATTGGAAATCGATCGAAATATCTTGCCATTATTGAGGTTTCTTTTCTTCTTTATTGCTAAGAGCGCCTTCTATGTAACCCGTAACATCAGCTTGTGTTTTATTAATATCAAATTCAAGGCCTGCAGCATTAATACCTTTTTGTATTTCTTTCTTGAAAGTTTCAAAACTTTCACTCAAACGATCTCCGCCTTCTCTGCCATAATCGCGCGACGTTTGAATCTGTGTTTCAAGCATTGAAATTGAACATTCAATAAATGCCGGATGACTCGTGCCTTCAAAGAATGCAGGAATTCCTTGCGGAGAATAATTTAGATCGATTGATTGAATGAGACACGGCATAAATTGAATTAATCCAGGTTCACCTTTCATAATTCTTAACTCTGGTTGACATAAGAAAGGATATGCGAGCGCCGCAGTTCCTAAGCTGCTATATGATGGCAAAGCATATGCTTTCATTGCTTTCAACAGATTCATTAACTGCTGACTTTCTTCTGGATTACGAGGAGCAAACGTCCATTCGAATCGATGCTGACGAAGAGGAACACCGCTAAATAAAGCTTGTATATGAGGATTTGGAACGGCCCCAATCGCTTGAGCTCCGAGAGCTCCTATATCATTTGTTGATGTAACCATCGCGCTAAAAGCAAGCGCCGCGACCGAATTTGTTATCGCTTGTGTTCGTTCTTTACCACCGGGTGAGCTTATAAAGTTTTGCATCGCATCTGCAATTCCACCTTTCAGACCAGTGGCGTTTGGAGCGACTTCAATATCAAAGCTTTCTCTTATTCCTTTCGGAAGAGGAAGCGCAAATGCTTGTACAAACTTGAGATCTCCTTTTGTATGAGGAGAAGGACGTTGGTATTGTTTAAACTTAAATGACATATAATAATTTTCACTGATATGATCAGGAAACTGCATCGTATCTAGGCCATCAACAGTAATATTATTTGAAGCTCTTTGAATAGCATCAACATATGTTTCGGCAAAAGCAGAAGCACCTATGATATTACCATTCTGCGGATTAAAATTGTTACGAATGTCGGCGCAAGATGCTCGCTTCATTTCACTCGTAAATGTTTGGAAATACTTGTCTTCAAGACCAGCAGTTAAAGAATCGCCGAATCTTGCAGAAAGTTTTGCTGCGGTTGCATCAGAAAATCCTACCTTCTTTAATGCTTTGGCAAAAAGATCTTCGACCGCATTCTCGAGTTTATCTTCGAGCTTATTCGTAATATTTCGAAGCGTTCTGTTTATAAGCCCGCCAGCATCTTTCTTTAGTCTGTCTAAGTTTACTAGTCGATCATCTCTTCCGGCCATGTTGTCTCTCAAATTTAAAAAGGCTATCAGCTTATTTATAAATAGATTTATGGCTTATCAAGGAAAGTTTCGACCAAAGGATATAAAGAAATATCTCGGAGACTCGAACAATATCGTATATCGTAGTCGATGGGAACTCAAGTTCATGATGTACTTAGATTCTCATCCGAATGTTGTGCAATGGGGAAGCGAAGAGTTAGTCATTCCTTATCGCTCTCCTCTCGACAATCGTGTACATCGATACTTTCCAGACTTCATCGTAAAGAAAAAATCACCAGAAGGTAAAATCGATACGATTGTCGTTGAAATAAAACCCCATGCGCAGACGCGGCCTCCAGTGGTGATAAATAAGCCTAATAAGCGTTATATTAATGAAGTCATGACGTGGGGTGTCAACGAAGCCAAGTGGAGAGCTGCAGCGGTATACTGCAACGATCGTGGTTGGAAGTTCGATATACTCACCGAAAAAGAATTAGGAATTAAGTTTTAATGGCAATCGTATTTGATACCATCATCACACAAGGTGTTCGTTCTGGTCAGATTCCAGCGCGGACAAACTCTGCGCGCGATTGGTTTCGAGATACTGCAGGCAAGATGAATCGTATTAATGAGCGTGAGATGATGAAGGGTGACATCAGTCGTATGACTACTCAGCCTTTGCTCGGCTCAATGTACATGTTCTACTATGATCCGAAATGGAAAGATGAGCTTCCATATTACGATAGATTTCCTTTGATCTTTCCATATAAGAAAGTCAAGGGTGGATTTATGGGATTGAATCTACACTATCTTCCTTTGCAGCTGAGAGCAAAGTTAATGGACGGACTATATGACTTTGCAAACAATACACGTTATGACGAGTCGACAAAGCTTAAACTGAGTTATGAACTCATGACTCAAGCAGCAAAGCTAAGATGGTATGCTCCATGCATTAAGCATTATTTGGCTTCACATGTACAATCAAAGTTTATGTACGTTTATCCTTCAGAATGGGACATCGCATTGTTTTTGCCAACAGAACGCTTTGTCAAAGCAAAGAAGAATCAAGTTTGGATGGATACGAAAAGAATGCTGGGAGTTACTAAGTAATGACAGATAATGCAGCTATACTACAAGCCAATCGTATGGGCGTCACTCCGCCAAAAAAAGAAAGAGATAGGGGCTCACCAGCTAAAATAGCAGCCGGTGTTGAACAACGCCAACAGACGCGCATTGCTCAAGAAGCAGAGGCAGAGTGGCAACGGTTTGCTTCCTCTCCCCAAGGAAAAGCAACTCTTCTTAGTAACCGCGATAAACTTCAAGATCAATTAGAAAGTCAACGTGCGCAATCTCGCGGAGGATTAACCTCTGCTCAATTGGCTGCGCAATCAAGAAAGCAAACACGTCAAAGATATATAGCAGCTTTTGTCAAATCAAAAAACGAAGAAGAAGATCGTGGAAATTCTACACGCCTTGCAAATCAAGCGCGAGTTAATGGCGGAAGCGGTGGTGCACAAGGTGCAGCTGCGAAACCTGTGGTTGTCGCAAAAACACAAGTAGCTAAAGGCACCAATACTAATACAAAAGAAGAAAATCTCAATTATATTGAAACTAAAAATTCCGAATTTAGCACAGGTGAACGTACTAAAGGCATATTTAATATCGGTCGATTCCGAGCCGAAGTTTCTGGTGCAGATAGTATACTTCCTACACACAGCTTCTTAACAGTTTTTGCTCCGATGCCATGGGCAATAAAAAAGTTTCCAGCCGGAAATCTCGATTCGATTCTGACAATGAGATGTGACAACGTTGTTCTTCCTTCTATTAATCTATTACAAGAACAAAATATCAGAAGATACGGATTTGGCCCAGTTGAAAACGTCGCGTATGGAGTAAATGTCGGAGACTTTACGCTCCAGTTTATCGTCGATAAAGACGCGTTGGTTGTAGAATTCTTTGAAGAATGGTTAAATTTAATTGTCAATCGCGACTCTTTTGGTGGCGCGAATATGAATAATAATAAAATTGGTGGTATGCGAAGACCATATGAGATCGCTTACAAAGATACGTATGCGTGTCCGAATGTAAACGTATTTGTATATGATCGATCACAAAATGCTGTGATGGAATATCATATATATGATGTGTTTCCTACCGGCATACAAAGCATGAATATGTCATGGAGCGAAGAAAATACTTTAATGAAGTTAAACATCACTTTTTCTTTTACTGATCTTCGAATTGAAAGATCGAAATCGAAGAATAAAAAAAGCCAATCGATTAATGATGAAATTAAAGTGACTGCGACTGGTCCGTATGCGGTTCAAGGAATGGGCGCTGGAGGTGTTGTTGATCTTGCTACTCTCGATCCAACCGGTGCTCGAGGTCTCGAACTGACAGATCTATCAAATGAAACTACGATTATCGGCGATGGATTTAGAACGAGAGGTTCTTCGCCGCCTCTTCCACCAGACACATTTTCTAACCGCGGCGTTGAACTCGCCGGGTTTCCGAAACGATATGACACTCTTGGAAATCAAATAACAACTGTCGAATCATAATTTATAATTTAGGAGAATATATAATGCCTTTGCCAAAAATCGACCAACCACTCTTTGACGTGACGATCCCCTCTTCAAAGAAAAAGATTCTCTTTCGACCATTCTTGGTGAAAGAAGAAAAGATCTTGCTGATTTCTCAGCAAGGTGGAGAAGATACTGATGTGATCAGAGCCATCAAACAGATTTTAAGACTGTGCGTGCAAGACGAAGACTTTGATGTCGATAAGCTTACGACTTTTGATCTTGAATATTTGTTCTTAAAGCTTCGTGCGAAGTCTGTCAATAATATTGTTAAACTGTCTTATCGTGACAACGAAGACGATAAGGTTTATGACTTCGAACTGAATCTCGATACGATTGAAGTCGAAATGCCAGAAGGTGTTGATTCGACTATTAAATTGTCTGATAATATTGCAATGATTATGAAGTATCCGAGCTCGAGCATCACTGATAAGATCACGCAGTTTGATAATGAAGTCGATCTCATGACATTCTTTATCATCAATTGTATTGATACGATCGTAACAGAAGATGAAATCTATCCTGCTTCTGAATATACAGACAAAGAACTCGAAGAGTTTCTCGATCAATTGCCAGTCAATTCTTTCGATTTAATTCGACAATTCTTTGAGAAGATGCCGAAGTTATATCATAAGATTGAATACACAAATGAACTTGGTAATGATAGGAGTATCGAGTTAACGAATCTCAAAGATTTTTTTATGTGGCGCTGAGTCACAACTCGCTGCAAAACTACTATAGTATGATCTTTGCTTTGGCTCAACATCACAAATATTCGATCACTGAGATTGAAAACTTGATACCATATGAAAGAGATCTCTACGTTGATTTGTTAATGGCTCATCTTGAAGAACAGAGACAAGAAATAGAGAGTAGAAGAAAGTAATGCCGTTATTTGAAACACCGGTTTCTGCTGCAGTAAAATCGACCATCGAAGGTACTTTTGGTCTAGCAGGAAAAGTAGTAGAAGCTACTGGCAACGCCGTACGCGGAGTTGGAGAAGCGGTAGGAGGAGCTCTCGAAGGAGCTCTTTCTCCAGCACCAGTAACTGTTATTAACGGTGTTGGTATGGCAGGTCAAGCCGGAAAGTCGAAAGTTTCTGGTTCGGGCACTATTCCCGCTTCTCCTAAAAAATCTGCACGTCCGGCAGTCAATCCAAATATGCCTACAGAAAAACTGTTATTAGTAGCAGTAAACTATCTTTCTTCGATTGAAAAAACTCTTGAACAACAACTTCAGTTTGAGAGAAAAGCATTTCAACAACAAGCGCAGGCAGAAAAAGAAGCTTCGATCGAATCTGGCGGAAGCTCATTTCAAAACCCATTTAGTAATTTAGGAGAAAAACTCGACGCGATAAAGGATAACGCCAAAGAAAGAGCTGGAACTGTTGGAAAACTTTTAATCGGTGCCGGTTTATTTGGCGCGCTTGGCCTCGCTGCTCTTGGAAATTTAGACACATCACAATTAGAAGAACTGAAATCGAATTGGGCTGCTTTCACTGATAAGATATCTCCTATCATTGGTTTCGTTGAAAATTTTGCGGCTGCATTGGGCACAACAGCAATCGCAGGAGCGGCAGTAGGAAGTGTCTTCGGTTGGAGAGGAGCACTCCTCGGATTAATTGGTGGGAAAATATATGAAGATGCTTATGGAACATTTAATGAAAAAACAGGACAAAGAGAAGGTGGTCAAGGACTGCTTTCATCGATAGTCAGTAATTTTCCACTCGCAGCAGTAGCTATAGCTCCTGTCACCGCTATTAAATTTGCATATAAAGGGCTTAAAACTATAGCAGGCGCACTTACTGCTTTTACAAAAAAACAAGCAGCAAGATTTATGGCATGGTTTGCAGAAAAAGCCTTTATACGTTTCGCTTTCTCTGCATACGGTAAAAATAGATTGTGGAATCTCTTTTTAAGATACTTAGAAAAGAAAGCTCAGCAAAGACTTCTTGCTCAAATCGCAGCGGTCGGAGCTACAGCCGCGGCGGCTACTGTTGCTGAAGCCGCGGTAGCTTCTACTGGCGTAGGTATTCCAGTTGCGGCTGTTTCTGCTGTGGTAACAAAACTAATAGCAGCTGGTTTTACGGCTTGGTTGTTATGGGATTTGTATCAAATCTGGGTAGAATTCTCTGAGACGGCAGAGGCAAGGGCACAAGAAGCCACTGATGATGAAAGAGCAAATGCATCTCCTGTATCTACAGCCACAACATCTGACGCGACATCAACATCCGGATCTGCAAATATATCAGGCGCGCCTGTGGCTTCTGCAGATCAAATGCAAAATCTTCCTTCAATTCCTGCGGATGTAGAAAAAATCCTTGCTACTATTAGAACACGCGAGTCTGGTGGCAATTATGGTATTCCACATCCTAATGGTATGCCAAGTCAAACTGCATCTGGAGCTTATGCCTTTACAAATGGATCTTGGCAAGGTTTAACCAAAAAGTATAATATAGGAACAGAATATAGCAGCGCCTATCTTGCTCCGCCGCCTATTCAAGATGCTGTTGCCGCAAAATACGTTCAAGAAATATTACAAAAAGCCGGCGGTGATGTTTCGAAAGTTCCACTTGCCTGGTATACAGGCAATATACAAGGAAAGATGTCTGCAAAGGCGCTTGCTGTAAACAATGGTATGACTCCACAAGCATATCAAGCAAAATGGATGGCAGATTATACCGGTGGAAAATATTCGGCTTCTTCTTATGATTCGCAAGGAGCAAGTTCGCAACAATCAGCCGGTGTTATGGGTTCTCTTGCTGATTTAGGTAAAGGTGCAATTGAAAGCGCCGGTAAAGTGCTTCAAGCCAGTCTTGGAGAGATGAGTCTTACAACCGGTTCGCAGTTATCTAATAAATTTAATAATAATATGCAAACTCCTGTAAAATCAGAATCTGCGGCAGCTGCCAAAATTTCTAAAATATCTACAGAATTACAAAACACTGTTGATTTAGGGAAATTAGATTCTACTAAAGCAGCAACTGAACCAGCATCTACAAGTATATCTCCTATTGGAAAACCCGGATCTTCAAACGATAGTAAGCGAGATCACTTTGATCCGAATTACCCAAGCGATAGCTTGCTTATGGAAAAATATATGCAACATCAAAAATTGGTAATTGCATAATGGCTGAACCGGTTACGATTGGCGGTCAAACCTTCATTAAAACAGATGACGGGTGGGTAGATCAAAAATCAAAAATAAGAGCGCCTGAAGGCCTACTTAAGCTTTTGAATAATCTTCAATCTGAGAATTCTCTTTCTGAAGGCAAGAAGAAGCGTGTTCGTATTGATCCTTCTCGACCTGTTATAAAACTCGGTAAAACAGAATATGTATGGGATCTCAACGGAAAAGTATGGATCGATAAGAAAACAAGAGAAGCTTCGAATCCGCGTTTTAGCTTATTGATTGAAGCAACATATCAGTCGACACTCGGCAGTGATCAGTTACAAGATCCCGGTACACCAACTCCAAGCACTGCGGCCGCAAAAGCAGCAATGAAAGATGTGCTTGCAAATAATATGTTTGCAACAAATCAAAAAACAAAAACTTCGAAGACAGGAAGCGGCACACTTCCTTCAATGAGTAATATTAAAATTAATTCTCCTATCGTTCAGATGATAGAGAAGCTAGCTACGATTGACGGTTATCTCAAGCAAAGATTAAATAACAATATATCTTCATATAATACGCGCAGTGTTTCTACAAAAGAACAATCGATAGAACAAGGTGCATCGCAAACAGATGCTACTCCTAATTTAGAACAAGAAAAAGTCGATGCTGAAGTAGAAAAAGCAAATAAAGAATCGAATGGTATATTATTAGGTGCAGCTGTTGCAGCTGGAGCTCTTTTTATATCTCAACTCGATCCGGTAAAAGAAACTTTTAATGCTATTGTAAACTTTGCAAAAGGTGTTTATGATTTTGCATCAGGAATAGCTGGAGTTTTTAATGACGGCCTACGCAATATTGTAGGAACTCCAGAGTCAAGAGCAGCAGAAAAATCATCGACTGAAACTGGTTCTTCTGCAACAGACGTAACACAACCTGCTGGCGGAATGCAACAAACCAGCGACCAATCAGAAGATTCCACATCATTTTCAGGTCCAAAACAATCTGTTGCTTCCGGTAATAAAGCTTCAAGCGGACCGAATTCACCCGAAGAAATTTTAACTGCTTTTCCGGGGCCTAAATCTTCTTCAAAATCCGGTACTTCCGGTGGCACAACAGGGTCAAAAGGTTCTGATGCTACTCGCGCTTCTTCTGCAACCGCTGTAACGCCTTCTTCTGCAGCTACAACTCCTTCTTCTGCAGCGCCTGCTTCTGCAACTCCTGCGAATTCTTCTGCAACTCCTGCAGCTACTCCAGCTACTACGGCACCAGCTAATGGTACAAAATCTACGTCGGCGGCACAAGCAACGCAGACAGGCGGATCTTCTCCTGGCGCAACTTCTAATGAATCATTGAATAAAGCTGCACGGCTGGCTGCTAGCCAAGTTGGTATTGGTGAATCACAAATAGGCAACTATTTAAGACAAGGTGGAGTCGGATTAGATCCGCGAAATGAAAAATGGTGCTCGGCATTTGTAAACTCTACGCTCGCTCAAGCTGGATTAAAAGGCGCAACTAATGTAGCCAATAGCTTTCAAAAATGGGGAGATAATGTTCCAGTATCTTCTGTTCAAGAAGGCGACATTGTTATTCAAACTCGTGGTTTAGGCCCAGATGTTGCTGGTGGCCATATAGGTATCGCAACAGGCGTAAGACAAGGAAACAAAGTCGAGCTTATAGCCGGTAACACTAGCAATAAAGTTAAGAGATATTTTTTAGATAACAATGCTAAAAATGGATTGCAAATAAGAAGATACAACCCGCAAAAACCATATGGTAAAGGAGCAGTGGGAGGAGCGCCATTAGGAGGAACCGGAGATAGCGCTTTGGAACAAGCGATTGGAGCAGGAGTTGATTTAACGGAAGGCGCGATCAAGGCGGTTGGAAATATTCTAAGTGCGGCTTTAGGACCTATGAGTATTACTACTGGATCACAGCTTCAAAATAGCTTTAATAGTACAATGTCAAGTGATATAGGAAAAGCAGCAAGAGAAAAAACAAATGCGATTGTCGATTCAAAAATTATAGAATCTGCAGCTGCTACGATAAAGTCGAGTTCAACAGATACAAAGGCTTCTGCGAGTTCTTCTCAAATGCAAATCGCTGAGTCGACTGGAGATAACGCCAGCATTCAATATTACTTAACTCGTATGGGATTTGCGCCGCTCGATTATAAACAAGCGGCAACAGTATAAAAAAAGGGCGACCGAAGCCGCCCTTTCCCACCTTATCAATCTTCTTCGGCAAGCCGTTTGAAGAAATCGAGATCATCGTCATCATCACTGACTGTGGAGGTAGGAGCAGCAACTGCTTCCACCGCCTTGAATGTCGGTGCAGGTGCACGATATTCATTTTCATCCAGATCAACACCACGAATCTTTGCAGGCTCCGCAGAGAGTGCAAGGACTGTATTTAAACGAGTCTTGAGATCTTCATAAGACTTGAATTGCTTTAGATCTACAATTTCAGTGAGCGAACGCTCCTCGTTGTAGATCCGCTCAAGCTCACTGTCATCATCGAACAGTGGTGCGGGAGTATCGAATTCAGACTTATCGTAGTTGGGGTAACCCTCAACCTTACGAATTTTGAGCTTGAAGTTAGCACCTGCCCAAAGATCGAAAGGATTTACTGGCTTCTCGTCCTCAAAACCTGGGTTCATGAGATCGTTTAGCTTATCGAAGATCTTCTTGCCATACTTGTACAAGAAAACTTTGCCTTCGTTTGCAGGATTGCCTGGATCCTTCACAACATAGATGTTGCTGTGGTATGCCAAGCGACGCTTCTGCTTGCGCGCGATCTCCTTATCAGAGTCAAGACCAGTATTCCAAAGAACGCTGTTATGTTCTGATACAGGATCGTCTTTACCGATAGTCGTCAACGACCGCTCGATATACCAAAGCCCGGTTGGACCTTGGAATCCATGGTCCCAGATGCGAACGAAGGGAATGTCTTCATTCTTCGGTGCAGGAAGGAAGCGAATGACAGCGTAGCCGTTACCAGCCTTATCGACGGTATGCTTCCAATATTTGCCCTCATCGGGATCTGTATAGGTGGTATTTTGTTTAGCAAGTTCTTTCGTGAGCTTCTCGAAAGAAGAATTGGAAGAACGCTTGAGGTCTGCAAATGACATAATTAATCTCCTATATGTCGGTTTTTTACGGTATGTTTCGATGTATTTCGATTGCAGCGAACTGCAACTGTATTTATCATGAAGTAAAGACGTCCTTGACAATTTTTCTGCACCGAAATGCATCATAATGAAAGAACGGCTTATACTTCAGCAGCTTCTTGTGGATGCTGGGCCATAGGACGCCATCCTCAATTTTCTTGTTCCAATGACCGAAGAACCCGAAAATATCATTGAGGATAATCACCGTCTCGATAGAAATCTCGCGACGAAGATATTTTTTCAGTAGAAAGGGATGTTGCCCATTCTTTACAATAACACAATCATTGAAATTTGTACATAGTTTTTTTACATCTTCTTCGAAAATATAAGAAAGAGATTGTTGTCTCTTCAACCATTCATTGTACACTTTCTCTGAGTTATCATCAAACAGATCGCCGATCCATTTCAGATCACCATCAATAAAGTTGGCGACCAGATATTTGAGAGGATCTTTGTGTTTTGACAGCTTATAGAATTGATACTTATCTTTCCGTACATCAAAGCTCGAAGGCTTGGCTCCGATCTTACCGTTGTATTTGATGTAGTCATAGCTGTCTATTGTGAAGTGATTTTTAAGGGCAAGGAATGTGGTGTAGCTCTCGAAAGGAGTCATACTGGTAACTTTGCCCTCTTTGGCATGAAGTTGAGTTCTTCTGCTTCGTCTTGAAGCTTTGCCTTAATACGAATGTTGCTACGAATAATACTCGCAGCAGCCTCGAGCTCGATGTTATTCTTTTCGCAATAGTGGACGACGGCATCCATATAGTCTAAATTATAATTGATAACCAATCGTTCAATTTCTTTGATAAACTTTTCAGAAGTCAATGCTTTGGTTGAGATGACGTCGTCCATCATGATATAATTATCCTCTATAAAAAATGTGTGCACCAATTTTAGTCGTACGATCAAAGACTCTGCCCCATGATGGGTTTACATAGTCTGCGTGATAGAATTTTGCACCTCTTGTAACGTCACTGTAGTTACCCAGATATACGTTTTCGGCAACGGTTGTCGCCTTACGATATGCTGTCATATCAGCTATTCGCTTTCCTCCCTCACACTTCCATGAAAATTGGCATACGCGCGCAGTTCTCTGATTGATAACCGCACATGGTGTCTTTGGGAATCTTTTATCTTTTACGCGATTCAATACTACATTGTTCACCGCGATTTTGCCTTTAGTTGGCTCATGGCCTGCTTCGAAATATGTATTCTCGGCCATGCATTTGATTTGTTTTTTATCGTATTTGCTCAGATAGACTGGTTTATTTACGATAACTTTTTTTTCAATAATCTTTACCACTGGAACTTTTACGATTTGAACCACTGGTTCTTTAATTGGAGTAGCCAAAGCCACACCTGTGACTGCGATAATACCTATGACAAAGCCTTCGGCCCAGCGTAAGTACGGGAAATCTTTTCTGTTTTCGAAAAGTTTCATGTTTGTCCTCTTAGTCTCAATGACTTTGGCAAACAGAGACTACTTTGCAGGCATCTCAGCCATATAGTTTTCTGTCGCTATAAGAAGATACACAAGAGAATAACGAAGTATCTTCCATCCATTTCCCTCTTACTGGAAATGCAAAATCATTAGTGTTTTCGTCGGTGACATCCGAATGATGCCGCTTTCTAGCCATCTAAGACTTGAAGTTTTTGTAAGAGTCAATGGAGGGATTAACCTCCGTCATATTTTATTTATACTACCACCAGCGGTTTTCTGGCGACTCGTAGCACCAGCTATTCAACTGGTAGCAAGTGGGCCCGTGCTGTTCCAAGGTGGTGCCCATACCCGTGTAGATCATGCCGCTAGGCGGATATCTGCAAAGCTATCGTTATCGTTAGCATTTATGTTTTGTGGCACTTTGCCAAGCAATCAGTCTCGAACCGCCCTATTACACGAAAATCGAATTCCATGTTCACCCCCATCAACTACACTGTTTGAACAATATAGATGGTGGAGGTGCGGGGAGTCGAACCCCGGTCTTTCCGTCTTTATTGTTGATTGTCAACAACTGATATTCTATATATACAATGTTTTGGCTTAATTGTACATGCTTAATTGCACCAAGACTGCTTTGCATCTCCGAAGTATGCACGAGCAAAACTGTTCTTGATAAGCAGATCACGAAGGCTCATGCCGTCAAGGAGAATGTCTCCGAGGACCCGTCCGCCAAACTTATCCCAATCATATAGAACAACCTGATGCTTCTTTGTACCAGCAATCACATCTTTGACAAAGACAGAAGCCTGTTCGCCGCGTACTTTTTCGCTCTCGCATTTAGCACGAAAGCTTTTTTCAGGTGTATCAACACCAAAGATACGAACGCCAAGTTCAGGCTTCAAAGGAGCTAGAAGGTATGGAGCGGCAATGACGATGGTATCACCATCAATCGCGCGGATAATCTTTGCGTCATATGTCACACCGACAGGTGTCTTCTGTGCGATGACTGGAGTTGCCATCAAGAGCAGTGTGAATGCGATAAAATTCTTCATATTTTTTCCTTAATTACAAGTGGTTTCCCAATAAACATACCGGCGACCGTAGCGCCATTCGGTAATCTGTTCGCGAACGCAGTAGCGTCTATCATATCGATAATCTGGTGGATAATAGCGAGTGTCGTTATAGTCTTGATAGTTATCTTCTTCGGGCATACGTTCTTTTGAAGCAAGTACTCCTACCACAAGTCCACCGAGTATCGCTCCGCAGAGCCATCCGCAACCTTTGCCTTTACGGCGTTCTTGCTGGCTATGATCTCTGTCTCTCGAACCATCATGGCGACGTTCGGCATATGCTGGAACAGAGATGAGCATACTCGCGGTAACTATAGTTGTAAGAATCTTTTTCATATTAGAACCTTTCATTAATATCAGCAAACATGACTCGTTTTTTTGGATCACCGTTAGTAATGCAGCGAGTGAGTGTCAGAGCTTCTTTATAATTCTTCGTATGAAATTTGACCGGAAAGATGATCTCTTCATCCTCGATTTCCAATGCTATTCCGACAAAGTAAGTACCGTTTTCTACCATAAACGTATTTATAATTGGGAGAACCGAAGCTCTCCCAACCATATTAGGCAGCATCTGCAAACTCCACTGCGGTTTCGAGTGCCTTCGTCTTCAGGTTCTTGTTCGAACCGTACCAAGCAGAAGTCATACGATTATCTGCATTGCGACCGATCATGTGATCAGTCATGAAGGTGACTGCATTGAAAGCCTGCCACCAGCTACCTTCGCCGTATTCGGCTCCAGGCTGTTGGTCCATGATTTCGAGAGCGATACCAGCATTCTTGCTGAGATCTTTCTTCGAACCAGTGACAGGGAACACACGTTGGAAATACTCGACGATGTTCTCGTCAGTGTAACGCTTCGAACCAAGATAAGCAGCCATTTCCTTGTACTTGGCAAGCTTTTCCTTGGCGACACCGAGTGTTTCCTTCACAACGTCACCGTCAAACTCGCGACGATGGCTAACCTTGACAATCTTGCTCGACTGGCTGTTGAGCGAGAGAGTGAGAGTGTTATTGCAAACGACGCGAACAGGAGTGAAGCGAACATCGATCGACCAACCATACTTGTGCGGATTGGTGAAGAGAAGATAGGAATCAACGCGATCGCCTTTGAACAACTCGAAAGAATCCTTTACCTTCGCCAAGGCCCAAACAAGTTGACCATCACGAAGCGAACCAGCGGTGTGCATTTCCATCTCACCGGCTGCAACGAAATCATTGAAGAATTCGAAGGCTGATTCGTTCTGGTTAGGAACCCAATCGTTCGTGATCACATCAAGGATTTTATTGTCGACGTCACGAACGAGAGCGGAGTGACCGATGTCGACTTGCTTGCCACCGATTTCGGCGAAAGCAGGAACTGGATTTACCTTCCAGTCGAGGTTTGCTGCCTTCAGCATCTGATTCGGTGTGAGGTCGTTCGAGACCTTCGTGCCGAGGTGATGCCAAGGTGTTTCGCCTGCATAAGCCATCGAAGCCTTGCCGTCGAGAAATTCAATCATATGAGCCATAATATATTTTCCTTTTTCAATTTGGTATAACCATTCTACCAAGATTTTGATAAAATGTACATGTTTATTTTTAAATTAAGATGCTTTTAAGCAGCATTCATCAAAGAATGCAATATCACGTGTAATACGCTTTGCAGTGCTGATCAACTGACGTGTTGAACATCCGACGAAGTCAAAGCCATCACATTCCATACAAGTCTGAACCTGCAATGCTTGTTCCAAAGAAATTTGGAGGCCTTCAGCAATATCTCGAGTAACTTGATTCATCATAATCTCCTTAGCTTATTATTCATACTACCAAAGTTTTGATAAAATGTACATGTTTAATTTGCAGTTTCGATTAAATTAATTGCACCGATGGCAAAGATTCCGAGACCAATGAAGCTCTGAATTACAACCTGAAATACGCTAGCATACTCAGGAATAAGAATAAGGATGAGCAATCCGATAAACAATGTAACATAATTCATATTATATCTCCAACGAACGTTCATAGGCTTCGCGCTCGGCTTGCTGGTCAAACCAGTCGCTGAGGGCTTGACGGCCAAGCCATTCTTCGTAACCTTCCCAAAGGGACTTATCAAATTCAACATTTTCCATAACAATCTCCTTAGCTTATTATTCATACTACCAAAGTTTTGATAAAATGTACATGTTTATTTTTCGATAAAATCAGAAACTAGTTGAAAAAAGTCATCTGGCTTTTCGTCCTCAAGGACCATGAGATAGTCACGGAGATATGAGGAATAACCATGCTTGGCAAAATATTCAGCGATGGCTCGCTGAACGGTGTCTTTTCCGAAGTACTCAATAACAGGCGACTTAGTCATACTTCCTCCATATTTTCAATCATACGCTCGATAATTGTTTCGAAGTCATCATCTGGATGTAACCGAGTGTCGATCACAACTTGACTATAGAGATCAGCCAGATACTCACGAATCATAACACCGTGAGTTCCTGAGATACCTTCATAGATGTACTCGAATGGATCATCGTGGTTAAGGATATGGTTTTCTAAATTTATCATAATATATTTTTCCTTCTTTATTATAGGTCCACCTTACATTGTTTTCGAAATAATGTACATGTTTATTGTCAAAAAAAATGCGACCGAAGCCGCATTTTCTTATCCGTACATTTTGTGATAGGATCGAACCAGATCGACCGCTTTCTCAAGGTATCGTTGAGGTCGTTCAACGAAGATCTGAGACTCAAGCGAGTCATCGACTCCAATGATGATGACGATATCCTTCACTAAGATGCCTGTCATCTCCCATAGCATGTAAGAGTAGAGACTCGTTTGGAGGAAATAATCTTCGATCCAATCTTTACGCTTCAGCTTCGCAGACGTCTTATAGTCGATGATCGATAGACGACCGTCGTAGTCTGCTATCAGATCGCAAGAACCTGCTAACTTGAGATGATTAGAGAATAGCATACACTCGGTAGCACGAACCATGTCTACCTTCTCATCCAGAACTTTCTTGATCTGATTGAACATCATCATGTTATGGGGCATCGACGTATCGATATCGCTGCCTAATACATAGTTCTCACACATCGTATGGACGTTCGTACCGCGAGTAGAGGCTCGAGCCGAAACTCGGGCAGCTTCGGTCTCGCCGACTCTTTTCCTCCAAGCTTCGAGCCCGGACTTATCTGTCATCTTGCCGAGAACGGCAGTCACAGACGGATATTTTTTGCCTTCAGGTGTCACATAGAAACGCGTTGGTCCATCTATCCTTTGCAGTTCAGCAAATTCTAGTAATTCGTATTCGAATTCTTTACGGTTGGAGACCGAGTTTTTGTCGAGCAATTATATATTCCTTCACTAGTTTTGAACGAACAATATCTTGTTCGAGAAAATCAACATGTACAAAGTCATTTAACTTACCGACGATTTTCATAAAATCCTTCAGTCCGTTACGTTCTTGTTCTTTCGTAAGATCTGACTGACGGAAGTCGCCACAGAATAGTACTCTACAACCTTTACCAATACGAGTGATCACAGAATCCAGTTCATGGAAAGTCATGTTATTCACTTCGTCCACAATGACATAACAATTATTCATGGTAATACCGCGAATAAATGATGTCGAGATAAACTCAATCGCATTCTTCTGCTTGAGGATCTCATACGCATCAGACCGATCAAACAGTTCGGTGCAGATGGCGTAATAAGGTGCCTCATAAACTTTCATCTTTTCTTTCTGATTGCCAGGAAGAAAACCCATATCTCGTGTTGGTACTACCGATCTTACAATGTAAATCTTATTTTGTACACCTGTATTTGACATGAGTGCATCAATAGTTTTCGAAAGAGCGATGAAGGTTTTACCGGTACCAGCCATACCGTGTAACATCAAGTGTTTTCCATCATCGAAGGCATCAAACGCAATACGCTGATTTTCTGTGAGTGGATTCACGTGTTTTAAATTAAAGTTTTGGGTCTTAAATGTCAGTCCTTCTTGCGTGTCACCATTTTGTCTGGCGATTCTTTTTTCTCTTTTTGTTAAGCGCGACTGGGTGTTATATTCCACTAGCTATCCTTATTTTTTATTGCGAGCTTTACTGACTGCGTCTCTGATCTTCGTACTTTTAATATCTTTATCACCGTGTTGTTGACCGAGTGGAGAGTGTGGATTGGCATTACCGATTCTATTGAGTAGATCATTAAATCCCGAATCAGTTTTATGTGTCACACCTGCTATTCCTGATATAAAATGAGGTGCGCCTATAATCTCTTCGATCTCGGGATTGTTATCGAGGAAATCTTTTTTTTGTTGATAGTTAAAGAATTCCTCGAAAACTTCTCCGGTTTCTTTGAGTCTAAATTCATAGATAGGCATTAATAATCTTCATCTTCTATCATATCTAAGAGAGTGCTTTTTGTTTTAGAACGAAGGGCAGCACGAAGCCTCTTCTCAGTAAGACGCTGGCGATTATCGTATGAGGTGTTTTTTGAATCGTCAAATTCTTCATTATATTTTCGAAAGCGCTTAACCGTGTTGCTCATTTGGAATTAACCCTGGAAAAGCTTCGTTGATTGTTGCGACGTTCAGTCCTTCGACTTTCTTATCTTTGACGGCGATTAAGAGTTCGGCATCTTTTGGATGAAGAGATTCGAGAAGACCGATAAAAAGGTTTTCGCGATGAGCTTGTTTAATATCTGGTCGATTACCGGCAAGATAAAGAGGCAGTGTACGCGCCTCATTATAAAGTCTTCCTTCAGTGTCGAGTACTTCACTCGGCTTATAAGGAGGAGCTCCTTCTGGTAGCCACCATCCTACGTTCGGATGGAATGCCAATTCAAAGATATACCGAAGCGTTTCATTGTCATACTGGCGTAAGATAGAAACCTTTGTTGATACATCTTTTGCTTCCTTGACTAAATCAAGGATCTCTGCGATTGCTAATGTTCTTTGCATATTAAAACTCGTTGACGCTTTCTAATAGGAGTTTGAGACGATGCTCGATAAAGTAGTTGAAGAGTTTGTCTCTTCCTTTACCAGCTTGTTGCTCGTACTGTACGAGCACTTCCTTCTTAATATCAGGAGGAATGAAGTTGAGATCAACGAGCTGTTGATTGCGCAGATAGCCGCGCAGCATCTTCTCGTCACAGAATTCCTTCGGATCTGCATCGAGCCATTGATCTAATTTTTTCTGACTAATAGGTTTCTGTCTTGCACCGACAACGAACGTGTCATCAGCTGACAAGAAGTTAGGAACACCGTCGCCAGCATCTCCGCGAATGATATGTTCTTTCATGAACTTATCGACATCGTTTGTCTTGCGCCACTTCTTCTGTACAGGATCAAACTGCTGTACGTTCATGTAAGCTTGCAGCTGCACAAAGTCTTTGTCACCAGAAAGAATCAAGATCTTCTCGTTGGTATTGCCATAGGTTTGTGCAAGAGTGCCGATGATATCATCAGCTTCGGCTCCGTCGACGCGAAGTACTCGATAAGGAAAGTAATCTTTGAGTTCATCGCGAACTTTATTCAGAGACTCGAATACAGAAGTCCAGTTGATCTCAGACTTTTCGCGATTCTTGCGGCGATTAGCCTTGTAGTAAGGAAAGATTTGTCGGCGCCAGTTATTACCAGCATCGCATGCAATAATCATTTCGCCGAACTCATTCTTAAACTTGACATTATAAGCTCTCACTGAATTGAGAACCATGTGGCGTAAAAGATCTTCTTCGATATCTGCATTCGTGTGGTTTCCAAGTTGTATCATTAGATTGGAAATCATAACCTGTGAAAGGTCCATAATAATCATTTCAATTTCTCACTCTTCATCTGGTAAATTATATGTGTATTCAATACTATTGTCTTCATTGTATCTAAATTCAAATATGGTGTCAGACATATTATGAAATGGATGCTCGAGATTATATTGCCGATGTAACAATGCTTTGATGCTTTCCATGACTAAGGCAACATCTTTTACATATTTATCGTCATTGATATCTACACCATACGCTCCGAACATATTAATTATATCAGGAATCATATCATTCATCACAGCCGTCACATGATCTCTTCGAGTCTGAGTCACCTTATCATGAATTTCGTCCAAGTTCTGAGGCGGCGCATCGTCTCGTTTTAAACCTGGAAATACGATTACATTGTCCGTCATTTAATAACCCTTAGTAGAATAGTGTCTTGATTAATTCTGCCATTCGGCTTTGACTCCACTGTTTTAATCTCGTCCATCAACTTGCGTAAGCTAACTTTACCAGCGTCAAGTAGTGCTTGTATCGAAGCTTCTGGTTTGCGTAAGCCTTTGCTCATAGAGGTTTCGACATCATAACCAATCAAGGTAGTGCCTTTCACTTGGATTCCAGCTGGACCGACCGAGTCATAGCGACTCAGTTTCTTGTACTTGGTATTGTAAGTCCATAGCTGCGTACATCCTACGATCTCGGCTGGATGAACAGAGACAATCTTAAGTGAAGGCTCTTCCTTCTGGTATTTAAGGTTCTTGATCAGATCGACTGCAGACTTTGCTTTCTTCTCACGGGGCTTACGAACTTTTGTCACCTTCTTGTTATTCACATAACGTTCGATGTCAGAGAAGAAACTCTGCCAAAAGTTAATCCAAAACTTTAGACGCTTACCAAATGCTTCTTGAACTTGCTCGTCATTCGACATGATCTCAGTATACTGAGGACGATAATAGTCTGATATGATGTTTAAGATCTGAGCATTCAGTTCGTTCGCTTGACAAAAGGTGTACATCGAGAATGCCTTGCCTTCCATCACAAGGTCGAGTTCTTCTTCGATATTGGTAATGATCATCTGCGCCTTATCGCGAACGCGGGCTTGAATATCAACGACAGCCTTGACAGCGACAGCTTCTTCGTCTTCTTCGACAATCTGACTTGCAAGCTTTAGCAAATCTTTTACACCATTATCGAAGTAGTCCATATTCTCTTTTGGAAGTTCATTACCATTCAAGAGAATACGAGCGATATTGCCAAGAGTTTTTGAAATCCTCCACTTTGGTAACTTGCGCAAGAGAGCAAGCTCATTCTTTGTATAGCTACGCTTGGCATAAGTGAAGAACCAGTCACGTGACTGATCATCAGATGCCATGTAATTATACCAATTCAAGGCATTAGAAAATCCTGAGATTACTACAGGCTCGGATCCATAGGCTTTGTCATCGATCGACTTGATAGCCGACCGAGAGATCTGTTTTGGTTTCGCTTTCACCTTAATAACCATGCTTATCTCCTATAGTTTCTTCTTGCATTATTCAATCTACTACAGTTTCGATAATTTGTACATGTTTATTTTCATAGGTCGATTTTATAATTAAAAATTGGCCCAGCTTTAGGAGTATATTGTGTTGCATCTGGTTCCCATCCAGGAGTTCCAACGACCGGTGTCCACTTTTTATCGACATGTTTCTTTTTCACATAAGACCACTTACGAGGAGTTTCCATTGCCGTTTCCATACCATACTCGAGCAACTGATTGTGGATCGCATCATGTTCGTACATCTCTACGTCATCGAAGACGAAGACAGCTCCAGGATCTGATCGTTCAAGGAAAAACGCAATCTCGGTATCAAGCGCTTCGAGCGTATGAGGACCATCGAAGTGAACTACGCTGTATTTATTGAGAATACTCTTATTCTCTGCATAGATAGGAACACCGTCTGCATAACGATTGAAGAACTCTGTGTCTTCGAGGTTGAACATGTAGAAATTCACGTTTTTCTGACGGCAGTACAGATACATATTGATCATGCAGATGTCGCGCATTTCATTGTTATAGTCGCAACGACCTTCCTTAAAGATCTCATCGCGATAGTATTCGATGTTACCATAGGGATCGATACCAAAGACCGGTTTTGCGGGAGTTTGATCACTCTCAACAAGACCGTCGATGATAAACTTTAAACCTCCGCCGAGGCGAACACCGACTTCAACTGCTGCTCCTTCAACGCCTTTTGATCGAATAGCTGCATCAGTCAGTACTTCGTAGTTGTCGCTGTCTGTGCCGAATTGAGCTTGTATTTGATGAATTGATACTGGTTGCTGTGACATTATATAGTTACCTTATTTCTGTTTCGAATATATTTAGCAATCATATGCATAATGGCCTGATGGACGTCTTCTGCTGCTTCGTATTCTTGAATGTCAACGTGCAAAGAAATATCTGCAAGTTGAGTACATTTATTATCTGGTGAAAATCCTGTGAGAGCAATAGTCTTTATTTTCAAAGACTTAGCAGTCTTAATTGCCTTGACAACGTTCGGCGAATTACCACTCGAAGAGATGGCTACGAGTACATCGTCTTCTTGACCAAGCGCTTCGAGTTGAAACGAATAGACATCGTCATAGCTGATATCATTGGAGATGGCAGTCATGAGTGGAATATTTGCGGCTAGCGAGATGACCCGTGGTCGTAATCCGCCTTGCTTGCAACCTTTGGTATAGTCGCATGCCCAATGCTGAGCGATCGAAGCAGAAGCACCGTTACCAATTGTATAGATGTTATTCCGATGATTGGAAATGCTCGTCATCCAAATCAATTCGGCAGCTTTTTTAAATTCTTCATGATCAATGCTCGCAAAGCCGATATTAATCAAGCCGAGGTGATCAAGTATAATATCAGTCTCTATAGACAACTTTTGCTCCTTCATGTGAGATGCCTACATCGAGGCATATTCTATCTGAGAATTCTTGGCGAATTGCGCTCTTTGAATCTGTGAGTGCCAACATGTATCCTCCACCTCCTGCGCCAAGCAGTTTAGATCCGAGTGCTCCTGCAGATTGGCATCGATCATACATACTATCTATCTCTTCTGAAGAGATGCCTTCAGTCATCTGTTTCTTCAACATCCACGCAGAGTTTAATAATCCACCATATTCGTTGATATTCACGCGTTGTGTACTCTGCATCTTTGCCATATCTGCGAGTTGGCGAATAACGAATGTCTTGGCTTCAAAGTTGATCTTATCAAGAATCTTTGCTGCATGATGTTCGATATTAGTTGGAATCAAAATCATATAGTTTTCGATACTATTCGAATCAAGACGCTTGACATCTACACGACCATTACCAAGTTCATTAGCATACTCAATGTAATTCATACCACCAAATGCAGATGCAAACTGATCTTGCATACCGATCTTCCAACCACATAAGTCAATCTCGATATGACAAGCAGTTTTCGCAAGGCCATATGGATTGACGTATTCATAACCAAGATAGGCAGACAAAGCCTTGATCAAGGCACAAGTAAAGGCAGACGATCCACCAAGACCGTTACCGATCGTGGGAATGTCTGCGAATGATGTGATTTCGATGTTGGATTTAATGCCGAAGAACTTGAGCGCGTTACGAACGATCTCGTTCTGAATGTCTTCGACGTCTGTGACGCACTCAAGCTTCGAGTAAGACACTTTAATGTGGTCGTGAGGAGTGTGCATTACAGCTACATAAACATAATTGTCGATGGCTGTCGAGATGGTTGCTCCACCCCATGTTGCAAAGTGCGTGGGGATATCGCTACCCCCACCAAAAAAACTAACTCTGAGTGGTGCCTTGGCCAATATCACGGTGTTGTTCCTTTAACGAAGCGATGAGTCCCTTCCACTTGGGAATGACAGAATCCCAACCGAAACGAGTATCTGCGTATGCTTTGACGAATGACATCATGTTAGTAATGTCGTTATTCTGTACGTTCTCAATGGCATACATCAGAGTATGTGCGAAGATATTGGCATGAAGATTCTGATCTTCATGATCTCCATCATACTGAACAGTCAACCCACCCGACGTGTCAGCCAGAGCAGAGAAGTTAGGATGTACCGCAAGACAACCAGCTGACATCGCTTCAATCAAAGAACGACACGATGTTTCAGGCCAAATACATGGATACGCAAAGATGTGTGCACGCTGATAGGCTGCACGAACTGTCTCTTGATCTGCCCAACCGTGGTAATTGATTTGTGGGTGCTCCTTCATCCGATCGAAGATAGGCTTGTACGCTTCGTCGCGTCCCTGCCATCCAGGACCATAGATACCGAACGAAGAAAACACGTCTAGCTCAATATTGGGGTATTTTTCGGCAAGAGCACAAAAGACAGGAACCAAAATCTCCAATCCACGATGAGGGGTGGATGTATAAATGAGGCGTATCTTGTCCTTTGGTTTGTCAACGAGTGGAATAGGCTCGATGCCTGTTTCGATAACTGTTGAATGATTGCTATATGGAATTCCAAGATAGTCACGATACTGTTGATACTGCCAGTTCGAGCTGAAGACCAACTTTTGAAAGCGAGCTCGACTAGTCGGATCTTGAAGATGTGCAGCTTCCGGATCACCGGCGAGATCATGTAAATGATAGATCTTAATTCGGTCAGGATCGAGGTCGCGGACGCGAGCAGTGATAATTTGGACACCATCGAGTTCATCACTTGATAGTCGATGGAAGAGATTTCGAGTGGTAAGTTCTGTTCCGCCATTCGATTCCTTATTCAGTTCATTCAATTCAATTCGTTCTTGATTATTCATCTTCAAATCCTGGAAAGATAGATCGGTCTGCAATTGCAAAGAAATCCTTATCACTGATAGCCTTATCATCGATCCATATATCGTATGATGGCTTTCCGACTCGAACTTCGTGGAACTTGCAGTCCCAGTCATTTAGTTGTTGTGTAGTGAGTTCGGTCCAGTCGATGCCCGATCCTGAACCACGAGCAGTCCAATACTTAATAGTATGGCCTTGATCGTATAGTTTATTTATCTCTTCAATACGATGCCTGAATGGAACGGAAAGCTCATAACGATGCTTTCCATCTACGAAAGGAGTCAGACAGATAGTCTGATCAATATCGACCATGTAGATCACTCGATGTGTACTATACTAAAGCCGAGAATCGAGTCATAACGAAATGAACGCCATCCCTTATTTTCGAGATCCCATACAGCGAGTACATCTGGATTTGGAGTCTTTTGTTGTTTAAAAGCTTTTTCAAGATCAGTCTGTTCTGGAAGTTCTGTCGGAGACAAAGTGCAACGAAGAACTCGTTGAGTTCCATCCTTCTTTACGAAGGTGACATTTGCAATTCCAGTTTGAAGAATACCTTTTAGGTATTCATTCCGCCAAGAAGTTTCGTTCTGGTCTGTCGTACCATTCAATGAGTTTGTCATAACCACCTACCTTTTCTGTGTCAATAATAATAAAAGGAACCGTTCTAACGTCCGGAAAGCTTTCGAGAAACTCTTCTCGCGTCAGATCTTTTCCTATCTTCTTCTCTATATACTGTTGCCCTTTATTTGTAAACAAGTTTTTCGCTTGCACACAATAAGGGCAATTTTCTTTTGTATAGATCAATACATTCTTAACCATCGTTTGTTACTTTGCTGTAAATACCGGTTGAACGATTTTTTGGATTGCCCCAAACGGCATTTGCTTTGACTTTCATCAAGCGACACTTTGTGCTTGGACCAGGAACAGTAATCCACGGATTCTGCCCTTTACGCCAAGCTTCGAGTTTATTAAAAGCAACTTCGCCTTCACTTCGTGCTTGACGAACTTCTTTCACACCTGCAACAATATTACGACGTTGACCTTTCGAAGTGACCGTCTTACGTGTTCTCTTTTTACCCATTATAATACCTCATTTTTATTGTTCATATACTATTATATAACACGTTTCTCAATTAATGTACACAGTTCATGTTCTCTGTCGATATACTTATATTCGACTTGAGTAGGATCCCATTCTTTCATGGCTTCGAAGACATCATTAGTATTCAAAGCGCTGCACGTGTATACATCGAGTTGAGCGAGCGCAGGTTCGCACTCATCCCAAACATGCAGAGCGATATGACTCGTTTCAATAATAGTGACTGCAGTCAAACCACGATTGCCAACCATATCAGAATACACTGCATACGGTCCCATTAAAATTTTCATGTCAATTTGATTGACAAGCTTTTTCATCCACGTTTCAATGGCCTCTGTGCATTGTGGCGGATTCTTGAGCTCTGCTCTTACAATCAAATGCTTATGTTCGAGTACCTTACCCACCTCATAGTTTCTCCGGTTCGGGGTTGAAAAGTAAAGCCTTTACGTGGCTTGCTTGAATCTTACAAGATACCCAAATATTATAATATTGAGGGTCTAAAATGGCATCTGTATCGAATATATATTTTGTTTCAAAGTAATTACATTCTCCGCGACCCTTACAGAGTCTTAAAATGGTTCTACGAAAGCTATCTTTTCCGTAGAGATCAATGTCTTCTTTCAAGGAAGTTGAAGAGCCGTAGTAGTCTCGCCAATCGGACTCGAGGCGAATCTTCTTTCGTTTGCCTTTGACAGTTTTGTATCCGGCTTTTGTTAGATACTTACGACCGATATATTTCTTGCCGTTGATTAAGTTTTCAATAACATATATGAAACCATAATAATCTTCAACATCAGTAAATTCTTTATCTTCGTATAACCAATTCATAGATCACATTCCATCAGTAGAAAGATCTATTTATTCTTCATATTCTTCGTCAAATGGATCTTCAAGATTGAGTTCAGCAGAACAATATGGGCAATATTCTGGAAGAGCAGTGTTCTCTGTAATTATTTTAAATTCTTCGTCACACGAAGGGCAAGTAATCCAATCCATTATAGTGTAAATCCTTTGAATGTGTTTTCATCAACATCTTTTTTGACTCCGCCAATCACATAGCTAGTAATTTCTGTTTCTTGCGGTGCAACCTGCACATCAGAACCTGAAATCCACTTCTGTGTCCATGGCAAAGGATTCGCACCAGGTTTGCCATTCAGGCCGATAGCACCCATTCGTTTAGCCGCGATATGATCGACATAGTTACAAAGAAGCTCTTCATTGAGACCAATCATGGAACCGTTCTGGAAAAGGTAAGATGCCCAACTTTTCTCTTGGTCGACCACACGAGAAAACATGCTGATACACTCATCGCGTGTCTCTTCTTGTATGCGAGCAAAGTCTGGATCCTCTTTCGGTAGAATTTTGAGGAGCTGTTGTGTCGAGGCAAGGTGAACGTTCTCGTCCCGCGCGATGAGCTTGATGATCTTTGCGTTACCCTCCATCTTCTTAACTTCGGCGAAAGCCCAACTACACGCAAACGAGACATAAAACCTTACTCCTTCGAGGGCATTCACGGCATTCAGACAAAGCCAGAGAGCTTTCTTGTGATCATAATTATATCGCATATTACTATTAAATGCAATCAGATCGTCATAGTATTTGCTGATGTCATGAGCGCAATCGGCTATTTCTTGGATGTCGAGCATCTCGTCAAATACCCTTGACGGATCTGAATAAACGTTTCGAATGATATGAGTGTAGGATCGACTATGAATCGTTTCGGAAAATGTCCATGTTTGGATCCAGGTTTCGAGTTCGGGGAGCGAACAAATCGGTAGAAACGCCAAGCCAGGCGCACGTCCTTGAACAGAGTCGAGAAGAATCTGTCTTTTGAGATTGCTTGTGAAGATGTGCTTTTCATGGTCGGTTAACCCTTTAAAGTCTTTGCCGTCTCTTGATAGATCGACTTCTTCTGGACGCCAAAAAAATCCGAGTTGTTTATCTGTCAACTTCTCGAAGATATTATAACGTTGCTTATCATAACGGGCAATATTGACTTGTTTTCCAAAGAAACAAGTCTGTTCTGTAGCATCAAACATTTCGTTTGAAAAAACGGTCATTCAACTCTCCAAGTACTGGTATTTAGTTTGATATCTTTCGGCCAATCGCCTTCGGTGTATGACTTATCATGAAATCGAAGTTCATTCGTAGGCATAATAGTCAATCGACCATTATCTAATTCAATGAACATAAACTCTTTTGATTGAGATGGATGTTGTGAATATCCATCATTCATTGGAACGACTGTAAAAAGGTAACGACCAAAAAGGCCGTTCCTTCGAATCTCTGCTTGTTGGCTGTGTAGATAACTATATATCAATACAGAAAACTGATCTCCGTAGCAATCCCATATTTGTGTATCTTCAAGATGCCAAGTTTTCTCTGGATTTGGCGAGAAAGCTAAAGCATGAGGAGGAACTCCGCGCCAAACTGCTCCACACTCGAGCATGACATGACATCCCCAAGAATGTCCAGCTTTTGCATGAAGTGCGAACCACACACAAGGTTCGTACGTATTTGGTTTAACATCTTTACGAATAAACGAAGAATCTACCCAACAATAGATATGATGTGGAAGATTTCCTGATCCCGTATATAGCACTACCAATCCTTCGCTTCGAGCCACTCAATTTGGTTTTGAGGAACTGTTCGTGTTTGAATTTCACCTGTTTTGGTGTCTTCAATCGTGAGTTTTACAGCAGTCGAGTTTGGATTTGTTTCATGCTTATGAACAAACCAAATTTTGCTAAGATCGTCCCACATGTCATTATCTATTTTAATATATTGCATTATCTTCCTTGCCCACGATACGCTTTGAAATTTCTCTTCTTATGTTTATTCATTGACGAAAATTTAGGACGACGCGTGTCCTGTGATGTACCTGTTACGATTGAAACATGTCGTGTGGCTGCTGCCGATGGTGCTTTTGCCATGTAATACTCCTGTTAGATTTTACAAGAGTCACAATCCTCATCATCTAGTTGCCCTTGTGCAAGTGGTTTGAGTTCATCAATTTCACCAGCACCGTCAAAGGTGTTGAAGTAGTACAGTGTTTTGCCACCATACTTGTAGTGCATCAAAATATGTTTGATCATCTCAGACATTGGAATCTTCTCGTCCTCATAGTGACGAGGATTATAAGAAGTATTGACTGAGATTGCTTGATCGATAAATTTCTGTAGGACTGCCATAATCTTCAGATAACCTTCTGGAGACTTTTGATCCCATAGTAACTCATATTTATTCTTGAGTCTTTTTAACTCTGGAACAACTTGCTTGAGTACACCATCTTTCGATTGTTTAATCGAGATGAGTGCACGAGGTGGTTCGATGCCATTGGTCGAGTTACTGATTTGAGCAGAGGTCTCGGCTGGCATGAGAGCCATGAGAGTCGAGTTACGAATACCAGATGACAATGCTCGACTTGCAAGTATGCTCCATGGCATCTTATAGTTTGGCTCTACAAGTTCATCAACTTCTTTCTTATACGTATCGATTGGCATAGTACCATACGCATACTTTGTCTGATGGTCAAGAGGGCAAGAACCTACTTCTTCGGCAAGGTCGACCGAGGCTTTAATAAGATAATAGCTCCATGCTTCAGCATACTCGTGGACCAAATCAAGGTTTGGATAAGAATAATTAGTGTCGTTGCGAGCCAACCAATAAGCAAAATTAATGATGCCAATACCCAAAGGCCGGCGATTCCGAGTACCAATAGCAGCGGCTCGAACAGGATAGTCCTGATAATCCAATAAGGCATCCAAAGCGCGTACTGCAAGGGTGCATGGCTTTTCGAAATCTGTTGGTTTCTTAATCTTTCCCCAATTGATTGCTGCAAGCGTGCAAAGGCTGATTTCGCCTGACTCATCATGAATATCCTTTAGTGGTGTAGTTGGTAATGTAATCTCACAACAAAGATTGCTCATCTTAATTGGAGCAGCTTGAGTAAACGAACCATGCTCATTGCAATGGTCAACGTTCATCAGATAGATTCGTCCAGTATCTTTTCGCTCGGTAACGAAGGTTGAGAAGAGATCAATCGCAGGGATGGTTTTCTTTCTAACCTTACTACGTTCGTACTTTTCATAGAGTTCTTTAAAGTCTTCAGTGCTTTTATAAAAGGCTTCATAGAGGTCCGGGACATCACTAGGTGAGAAGAGGGTGATATTACCTCCAGATAAAAGTCTTTCATACATTACCTTGTTAAATTGTACGCCATAATCAAGATGACGAATTCGATTGTCTTCTGTGCCCTTATTATTCTTTAGGACAAGAATATCTTCCACTTCGTAATGCCAAAGGGGGTAATAGAGAGTCGCTGCTCCACCACGGACACCACCTTGGCTACAAGATTTAACAGCCGACTGGAAATGTTTATAAAAAGGAATAACACCAGTGTGAGAAGCATCACCATTGCGTATAGGAGATCCAACAGCCCTAATAGAACCGCCGCCAATACCAATTCCGGCCTTTTGTGAAACGTACTTAACAATCGCAGAAGCTGTTGCATTTATGGAATCCAGTGAGTCGTCAGTTTCGATAAGTACGCACGAACTAAACTGACGTTGAGGTGAGCGCACTCCTGCCATAATAGGAGTAGGAAGACTAATGTCAAATTTACTGATAGCATCATAAAGGTCCTTTACCCATTTCATTCGATCTGTTTTGTAGTTTTGAAAAAGAGTCATGGCAATCAACATGAATGCCATTTGTGGTGTTTCGTAGAACTTATTGGTGACACGATTACGAATCAGATACTTGCCGCGGAACTGTTCCATGGCAGCATATGTCAGTAAATTATCACGGTCATGATCAATATATTTTTCAAGTTCATCGAACTCTTCTACTGAGTATACATCACCCATTTCTTTATCATAATAACCTTCATCGCGTACACGAATGTAGTGTTTTAAAAGCGGTTCAGGATTGTACGTACCATATACTTGTTTACGAAGATTATAGTTAATCAGACGACCAGCAACATACTGATAGTTTGGTTCATCTTCTGTAATCAGTTCAGCTGCAGCTTTAATCAAAGTTTCTTGAATATCAGAAGACTTAATCTTATCGTAGAATTGAATATGAGTTTTAATTTCAAGATCTGAAACAGAAACGCCGCTTAAACCTTCACACGCATACAGCGCAACCTTATGAAACTTATTAATATCGAGTGGTTCGCGAGTTCCATCACGTTTCGTTACTGTTATCATCTGATCTCTTTCTTAAACCAATCTTGCCGTCATCATAAACGGTCCATACTAATTCTGTATCGATATCCCAACCCATTTGTTCCATGAGTTCATCTGATAGATCTATGTATAACTCGCCGTCTTCGTTTTCTTTTACTACGCTACTATAGTTCATGGTAACATCTCTATTCGATAAGGCGCTTCGTCTTTCCACCACGGATCTTCTGTAAGATCTTGTACGACCTCGAGAGCTTCTTCTTCAGACTCGACGTCTGCAACGACAATATCATTTTTATTATATACTAACCAATTGATCATGGTAACTTCCTCTCAAACTCTGCCTGCGCAGCCATACTATCCAAAGCAGCTTTCACATCAGGAAAGTGCTGACAAATTATTTCCCAGCATTGCTCGGCAACAATGCGATGTTCTTTCTGAGTCGCACGATCCATACGCAACTGGCAGTAATGCACCCATGAACGAAGAGAACCAGCCATTAGTATCGTCGATTCTGTCAATCCTTCTGGAAGCAATGCTCGGGCTTGTTCTTTTGCAATACCAAGTTTAATTGCAGCATTATAATCTTTCTTTGCGTGATAGATCATACGACGTTGAATGTGTTCCCACTCGGTTTCTACAAACTTATCATCTACTTCAATTGAGTTCTGTCGATTCTTGGCGTCTTGTAGTCGTGCTTCTCGAGTGCCGAGTCCAAGTTCTTTAGTCGGGTCTGCATATCTCTGTGAAAATTCTTGGAAGGAAAAGGATCGATGGCGAAGTATTTGCCGAGCGATGTCACGAGTTGTTTTAATTTCCATTGATACATGTACCATCTCCAGTGGTGACCAGTGTTGGTTCTTGATCAGATATTGAACCAATTTCGGTGCTGTTGCTGTGTTATTTTGATTCGAGGGATTCGATACTCTTGCTGCCCATGCAACCAATTCATTTGCAGTATTACATTCTGTATAAGCACTCGGTTTCGTCAGACCGATTAAATTCACTTCACTCATTTTTTACCCTTTATATGTGCTTCACAATACCGTTGACCATTCGTGGCTTTATCACCAAGAAGAGTAACAATCCAAATATCGCCACTCGCAGTCTTCATTTCATATTCATCTATCTTCGCGATTGGTTCACGCATTATTAATCCTTATGATTACACATTTCATCACTTAC